TGGTCTACTCGTAAACTACCCCCTCTTAAAGGTGCCAAGCGAAAGCGAACAGTCGTTAAACAATCTGACTGGCAGGACTACTACGGTTCGTCCGAACACCTGAAGGAAGCAGTAGAACAAAAAGGTACCGAAGCATACCACCGAGAAATCCTACATCTTTGTAAGACCAAAGGCGAATGCTCCTACCTAGAAGCAAAGGAACAGTTTGATCGTGATGTACTATTACGAGATGACTACTACAACGCGTTCATTGGTTGTAAGATCCACGCCAAACATCTCCCCAAATCTCTCCAACCTTTCATAGAAAGACCGCCTACCAGTACTTGGAAGCGTAATACCTTTCCGTAAATAAGAACCGGATAAGTTAAATGAGTCACCGAAAGTACTTGCTTTTATTACAAGAGTAGGGTATAATAGGTACTTAATTAATTGAGAAAGAATATGAATATGAATATGAACGAATTATCCGATACAAACTTGAGTCTATACGAATTATCCGATGTAAACTTTGATAACTACCAAGAATATATTATGGACAATGCTTGCCCTTCTGAGGTCACCATCTGTAATAGTCAAACACTTCTGGAGGCGGCAGAGAATTCCTACCTTCTAGAAGACTTCATTCAATCTTCCTCTTTCGTGACTGAATAGTTTGAATCAGTCACCGGAAGTACTTGCTTTTATTACAAGAGTAGGGTATAATACTTGTATTGAATTGATTGAGAGAAATAAATTATGAAGAACTTACCTACTGTCTGCGGTTACTTAGGAGCGATCCTAATGGCAATCTTTGCCTTTCACATGAACCCTGTCATTGCTATCGTAGGTCTGTGTCTGTTGTCTGTCCAAAGTACCAATGCTCGAATGTGGAACCTAGTAGCACTAAACTTCATTAGTGTCTGTGGATTCATTACTCAACTGATCTAAGGAAATATATTATGATGAAAGCAAAAGATTTATATGACGCGAAGTGTAAAGCAATCGAGTACTTCAAAGTCCCCAAGAGCAAGACTAACCTTGTTGCGGTGGAACCGGGATACGAATGGGTGCGTGGGCGGGCGGGGGACTGTGTGCGTGTTTGTGTAGGGTGGTTCGCATTCTACAACCAAAAGAAAGTCGCAATTATGAGGGAGTACTTAGTATGAGAGCATTACTTGGAGCGTTCTTAATAATGGGTGCGGTTGGTAGTCAAGACTACGCAATCGAAGCAGGTGAGGTTGCGCCTCATATAGGTTTGACTATGGCATATGCTTTGGCAGGTTTCACCTTAGTCTATTACGGTCTAAAGAAACATATCATTATAACAAAATAGTCTAATAATACTGTTGACTTTAAAACAAGTCTAGGGTATAATAGGTACTTAGTTAATCGAGTTGAGAGAGAAAATAGTTATGGCATACATTAGTCAAGAAGAGAAAAAAGAGTTCACTCCTGCGATCAAAGCAGTCCTAAAGAAGTACGGTATGAAAGGTACCCTTGCTATCCGTCATCACAGCACTTTAGTCTGTAACATTAAAAGCGGTGATCTAGATATCATCGGTTGTAACAACAAGACCACTATGAAAAGCAATCGCTACTACGACACCAACGTCTATGACCTTCGTGGTAAGATGGCGCGTCTTCAAGAGCAGTACATTCAAGTCAACCCTTACTGGATCGACGAGAACTATGCCGAAGATCAAAAAGTTGTTGCTTTCATTAAAGAACTCAAAGAAGCAATGGAAGGGCCACGTTTCTTCAACGAAGATGATAGCATGACCGATTACTTCCACCGTAGTCACTACACCGACATCAATGTCGGAAACTACAACACACCTTACGAGTGTACTACCGAAGGTTATGATATACAAGAAGACCTTGATATGCTTCAGGGACGCATTGATGACCTAGAGCGTGAAGATAAGATGGTCGCATAAATGAAAGGATAAACCTACCGGGCCCTCCCTGAGTAAATACTCGTTGGCACTCGGCATGATGGTTTTCTCCCCCCCTCTTTTCGAAAGTGATTGGGGGGGTTTTTTTTACATTTAGCACAGTTATAAGTAACTGTACAAACTCTCTAAACACTATATACTATTAGAAACAGGAATTATTTAATGGCACATTACCGAACTTACGAGGTCTTTGAAGTATTTGACCTCTTCGCAAAAACAACTGATAACGCAGAACGTGTTGCGTTGTTACAAAAGCACGACACTCCGGCACTGCGAGATGTCCTGCGTGGAACCTTCGATGATCGCCTTGTGTGGATCTTGCCTGAAGGTACGCCACCCTATACCCCGAACCGTCCAGAGTCATCTCCGCAAAGTCTCCATAAAGCACATAAAGAATTTGGATACTATGTCAAAGGTGGTTATGGTAACAACATGAACTCTATGAAGAGAGAATCCATGTTTATGCGTATGCTCGAAAGTGTACACCCTTCCGATGCAAATATAATCTTGAGCATGGTAGCGAAGAAGCGACCAGTCAAGTACCTTAACAAGAAACTAGCACAGGAGACTTTCCCTAACTTAATACCGTAACCCCTAAACCCACTTAACCGTAATAGAAAGAGAGGTGTTGATGTCGAAGAACCAAATAGATCGATTGAAGAAGGACAACAAAGAACTAGGTCATTACATTGCTAAACTTCATAAGAAGGGCAAAACAGATCTGGCATATAAGATGTCCAAGAAGCAAGACTTTTTAAATCAAACTATCGCAGATACTCTGCAAATGACTCAATAAGGAAGGTGATCCATATCTCTTCATCCCTCTTCGGAGGGGTGTCGTATGGACAGTTAGGACAAATATTATGCCATTATATGACTTTAGAAACATAGAGACCGATGAGATTACCGAAGCAGTAGTATCCATCGCAAACTATGATCAATACCTCATCGATAACCCCCATCTAGTAAGGACGTTCACCAAGGCACCTAGTCTGGTGTCAGGTAGTAAGTCTGCTCTGAGTATGGCGGGGTCGGGACACCGTGAACTATTACAACGAATCAAAGAAGGTTCGGGAGAAGGGAATACTATTAAGACATGAAACCAAAACTCGCGCATAAACCAAAGACCTTACGCATAGATGATCTGCTTACCGTAGACCCTATGACTACAGGACAGGAAGAAGTATTTAAAGGATATAAGTCTGGAGATCACATTGTGATGTCTGGTAGCGCAGGAACAGGCAAGACGTTCACTGCTCTTTATCTGGCACTCGAAGAAGTGTTGAATAAAAGCAACCAATATTCACAGGTTGTTGTGTGTAGGTCAATCGTACCTACGCGAGAGATCGGATTCCTTCCGGGAACATTGGAAGAGAAGATGGATGCGTACACCGCACCCTACAAAACAATTTGTGCTGAGTTGTTTGATGACAGCGAAGCATACTCTAAACTTAACGAGAATGGAAGTATAGAGTTTATTAGTACATCTCACATCCGTGGTACCACTATCAATGATGCGGTAATCGTGGTGGATGAGATGCAGAACTTGACATTCCACGAATTAGATAGTATAATAACTCGTGTAGGTCAGAACTGTAAGATCATATTCTGTGGTGACTACTACCAGTCTGACTTCGTTAAAGACGGAGATAAGAATGGTATCATCCGTTTCATGGATATCCTTGAAATGATGAAAGGTTTCACAGTAGTAGAATTCACTTGGAAAGATATTGTACGTTCGGACTTCGTTCGTGACTATATAATGACTAAGGAAATGATGGGCGATAAAGATAACGCTCGTAGACCAAACGGCAAGAAATTTCTCAGGGAGTAAATGATGCCAACTAAATTTAAAGAGAGTAGTGTGATTCGTGCGAAGGGTTCTGGTAAAGCAACAGTTCAACACTTCTACATGAAGGATACACCGACTAAAGTATTAGAAGAAGCACTGGAACGCGCAATACCAAAAATGAAGCAGAAGATCAACAATGAGTTGGTCAAGCGGAGTTTAGCGTAATGAAATACCCTGCCTACGATCCTGATGGTAACGTTATTCGTAATGCCACCTATAATGTCGAACTGATAAAGAGACGTTATAACGCTTGGCATACCTACGAGGAACAGGCACTCGCATTGGGTTGTGTCTCTCACGAGAAGATGGCAGAGGTAATGAATGACCTACCAGATATCGAACAACGAACAGACAAAGCAGATATTGGTTGTGGTACTGGACTTCTCGCCAAAGCATGGCGAAGGGGAGACATGGTTGGATATGATGTGTCTATTGGTCAGGTAGAAATTGCACGAGCGAGTGGAAGATATGCTCGTGTGTCAGAACTTGATATTAATGAACATCCTTTACCAAAGAAATATGACTTAATTACTGCGTGTGATCTATTTAACTTAGAACTTGCCACCGCAGAATGTTTGCCTAATGTGGCATCTAGTCTCAAAGAAGGTGGTCTATTGATAATGACAATGCCACAGCACAGTGGGTACCATGACGAAGCAGGTTGGCAATTCCAAACATCTTTTGAGCAGGTAAGCGAAACTGAGGAATATGTCTATTGTCGCGGTGAGATTTCTGGTAATGATAAGTATCATAAAGTGATAACGTGGAGAAAGTTATAAGTAATGGATCATGTACAGTCTTACCCAGTCAAAGACTACAAGGAGTGGAGAGAAAGGTTTTTAAATGAAGTGTCGTTAGAAGATGGATATTCTATCTACGGTGATTACGATATCACCCATGATTTTCATCCATTGTCTAATCGTATCGAAAAGAAGTCTCAGTTATTTCAGAGATACTTTTTAGAGATGGTCGCACCTGCTCTTGATCAATATTGCAAATCATGGGGATGCGAAGACTGGGGGATAGTGACTGCATGGGTACATAAATATGAGACAGGTGGTGAGTATATACACCATACCCACACATTATGTAATATGGCAGGAGTCGTTCATCTATTATTAGATGATGAGAAAGACCATACATATATAGAGTATTACAGCAAACCTATTAAAGAGGGCGAGGTTGTTCTATTACCATCTATGCATCCACACTCGTGTAAACCAGTGAATGCCAAGAAGATTGTTATATCCTTTAATTGGAATATGCATGGGGATATGAAACAATACGCGTCACCTAGAATTAAACAATCGGAGAAGAAGAATGAGCAGTAAACAGAGACAAGAGATTTTCGAAACCCTAAAGATAGACGAAGGAGTCAAGTATGAAATCTATGCCGATCACCTCGGTTACCCTACTTTCGGAGTCGGCCATCTCGTACTCGAATCGGATGCGGAAAGCGGAATGGATCTCGGAACACCTATTAGCGAAGAACGTGTTGCACAATGTTTCGACGCAGACCTTAACCTATCCATCGCAGAATGTGTTGCTCTATACGGAGATGGGTTCAATGACTTCCCGGATGCCGCACAGCAAGTACTGGTTAATATGATGTTCAATATGGGACGCACACGTCTTGGTAAGTTCAAGAACTTCCGTGCCGCATTAGAAGACCATGACTGGAAACGCGCAGGTGTCGAAGGACGAGATAGTCTGTGGTATAAGCAAGTAACAAACCGTGCCGAACGATTAATGGTACGATTAGAATCAATCTAAAGGATGACCAATCATGGCAAAGTACACACGCCACGATGATAGTAATAAGAAACGTGATAAGCATAAGAAGTTGTACCAATCAGGTGTAACTAAATTAAGGATCAAGGACGTAGACACTGAGCGTCCTAGATCTAAGAAACTATTGATGAGATAATATGAAGAACGCGATATTCCAGTACATGGTAGTTAATGATAAAGTTGATGAACGTGGGATGATCAAGGACAGGAAGAGAGGTGAACTGTATCTAGAAGTTGCGGAACATTCTCGAAAATCCTTCGAACAGTATGCCTTAACCATAGGTGCGGATCATCACTATGCTGATACACTAGAGTTCGTTAAGTCAGATGACAGTACCGCATTGTTGTTTGAATGTTTGCGCGTAATATATGACCCTATGTTTGACCAGTACGACAAGGTATTGTTTGCTGATACTGATATCATGGTCAACACCGACGAGGACATCTTTGATCTCTGCGAAGAGGGAGAAGTCTTTGGTGTCCTAGAGAGTGACTATGTAACTTCTGGGGGTGGTGGTTACAACTCGTGGGACTATAAGAAACAGAACTTCGCAGACTTCTCTGCCAAGTATCAATATCACGACATTCCTGTCGTGCCAGTATTCGCACCAAACAAACCATCCAAGATCACCATCCTTAATACAGGTATGGTCATATGGTCTAAGGAAGCACGTCTTCGTGCGCGTGAGTTGTTTATGGACTGGGAAGAGTGGTTCTTCGCACCAGAGGCACAGTACCATATGTCTATTATGAACGACCAACCTTTCATATCAGGTCAGTTGATGGAACACGACTTTGACCTAGTAACCATTCCCCAGACGTGGAACGACTCCCCACACTATGTCACAGAGAAGGTATTCTTTGAGACTGCCAAGATGTGTCACTATACAGGTGGTGAGTGGAAGTTAGATATGCTACGTCACATCAAAGAAGGTCGATTCAGTCAGTACTACAAACAGTAATCCGGTCACGCTTAATTGAAATTAATTCTCGAAATCACTTGACTTCAAAACAATAGTAGGGTATAATACTTGTATTGAATTGATTAATGAAGAGAGAAATGATTATGAATGAAGCACAAACTGTTGAGAAGATGATAGAACTGATTCGCGCAAATGGCGGTGAGAATGCCGCCACAGACTCGCGAGATGGTGGTGCCAACTATATGTTGGGTTACCTCGGTTCAACGATAGTATCACTTGCCACTAAGTACCCCGAAGTACTCGAAGAAGTTAACAACACGATTGATTGGTTGGAAACATCTCGCGTCAAACACTGATTGGAGGCACAATAATAATGAAACATACACCTAGATATGTTAGATTCAATGACGGAGTGGAGTTCATCTCAGAAGGTGAGTTCCAAATTTTAGACGAATGGTTCTGGGAGTTGAGAGATCACTACCCAGTTGGTTATAAGAAAAGAGAGAATTATGTATAACGATGAGAAAATAATATTAACAGACATTGATGGTGTAGTCCTTAACTGGGCATACGCTTTCCATGTTTGGATGTCCGAACAAGGACAAGAGATTAAGAAAGAACACTGCTACGACATATCAGAGACATATGGTTTATCATATCCTGAAGGTAAGTTCCTAGTAAGAATGTTCAACGAGAGTTCTATGATGGGGTTCCTACCTCCTCTTAGAGACGCAATGCATTACATGAAGAAGTTACACGAAGAGCATGGATATGTATTCCACGCGATCACTAGTCAAAGTAATCAGGTCAACGCACAGAAGTTGAGGATTATGAACCTAGAGAAGTTGTTCGGTGAGACCCTGTTCGAGAAGTTTATCATTCTTGGATGTGGTGATGACAAGGACGAAGCACTAGAACCTTACAGAGACTCTGGATATATCTGGGTAGAAGACAAGGTTAAGAATGCTGAGTTAGGTGTTGAGTTAGGACTAGACTCTATACTGATGGAACATAGTTTCAATATGCACCACGAGACTATCAAACTTGCCAAGAACTGGAAAGACATCTACGAATACATAACAGGTATCTAAAGCATATATACTCTCATAGACAACCCATGAGAATATAATATGAGATACGTTGGTTTTAGTGAAGACTTCCATGACTCTGCACTATCAATAATAGACAAAGGAGTGGTGACCTATGCGTCCCACTCCGAACGCTATTCCAAGAAGAAGAACGACAAGAAAATCCACGAAGATCTATGGAGTGAGGTTCGAGAAGATGACTCGCTTTCATTCTACGAAGGTGATCAAATATCACCCAGTGGTTTTATCCACAGAAGAAACACCTCCCATCACGGAAAAGCATTACAACCAATATACTACCACAACCATCACAAGTCGCATTGTGCTATGGCATTCTACACACGTCCGTGGGAATCTACCAAAGATACCGTAATGGTTTCTATTGATGGAGTAGGAGAAGGTCAGTGTGCTACCATATACAACCACAAGTTTGAGTTACTACACAAATGGGATAACCCTAAGTCTGTAGGATTAGTCTACACTACTGCCACAGATCTGTTGGGTTTACGTCCACTTGAAGATGAGTATGTTGTTATGGGACTAAGTTCTTATGGCACCGCACCCCCAGATATGGTAAAATACCTTATCGGTTGGTGGAACAGTATTCGAGACTTCCCAGAACATAAATCAGATGCCGAACTCATAAGACGTATGGACTATAGAACTGCAATGAGAAACGAACTGACTAAGTTCCTTGCAGTCAATAGCAGAGAAGACTTTGCGGCAGGTATCCAAGAGTTTGCTAAGTATGGCATAATGACAGTAATGACACTCGCAAGACAGTGGGGATCCAAAGTTGTCTACGGTGGTGGGTGCGCACAGAATGTTGTTATCAATACATTAATACACAAGATGTTCGATGAGGTACATATTGCTATCTCACCCACAGACGCAGGATCGTCATTGGGTTGTGCGGCATTGCAGTGGGCAAAGGAAACTGGAGGAGATCGATTAGTTTGGTCACCATATTCCGGTTACAACATAAGAAGAGAGGTTAACCCTCGTCTAGTAGTCGATCACCTGTTAGACGCTAAAGTATGCGGTCTGGCGAACGGTAAAGCAGAGTTTGGCCCAAGAGCGTTAGGTAATAGATCTTTGATAGCAGACGTGCGATATGACGTAAAAGACACAGTAAACGATATAAAGCAGAGACAGAAGTACCGTCCATTCGCCCCTGCTATCCTAGAAGAGTATGCGGACGAGTACTTCTCTGGCCCTATGAATGAATATATGCAATACACCTCGATTGCCAAACACGATTATGATTCAGTCACCCACGTTGATGGTACTGCTCGTGTCCAGATAGTCAAGAAGGATTGTAAGTCAGTCTTCCGTAAAGTCATCGAAGAATACTATGAGAGGACAGGAGTTCCTATGTTACTAAATACTAGTCTAAACATTCGAGGAAGACCGATGGTTAATGATGAGCATGATGCTCACCTCTGGGAACAGAAGTACGGTGTAAAGGTATTCTAGGTGGAGTTCATAAAGAAGTATAAGATCCAACACTTCGAACAGTACCAGAGAGTGTTTCTCAAATACATAGAACAGGAAAGAAAAGACAAACCCTGTATATGGAGAGATGACGAAGATGCCGTTGATAATGTGCATAGTGATTGGTTAGAAATTGCCGATGCGAGATACTGGGATCTTGTTTTACAAATAATAGCAGAACCCATGCAGAATTATATGAAACAGGGTGGCACAGACTATTATGAAATGCTTACCTGTTGGTGGACTCAGTATGACGAAGGTGGCACATTTGACTGGCACACTCACGAAGGTTGCAACCTAGTCGCAGTACTACAGTTACAAATTGATGACCCTAGTGACAGTACAAAGATATGGGGTTACAATGAAGTGTTAAAGGAAGGTGAGTTAGTGATATATCCTGCAAGCGCGGCACACACTGGCAGTCCTGCTAAAGGTAAGAAGACTATCATTGGCATGAACTTTAATGTTATGATCGGTAATGGAACAAGTGGATATAGGAAATATGGTTAATGTTCGAATATATAAAGAAGTATAAGATTAAAGACTTTGACAGATTGCAGAACGAAGTGTTGATGGCAATCGAGATGATCAAAGCAGATAACGAAACCAAGTATGCCAAGATGAGTGCCTCTGATTATAAGGTAGATCTGAAAGGTGGATCGGAGTTGTATCGGAAACAAGTTCACGAGATGGTGAATGAGTGCGTAGAAGATTATATGGCAGGGTGGAGATGCTCGGATTGGGAAATGCAGAACTGTTGGTTCGCAGAATACCGTGATGGCGCAGACTTTGATTATCACACACACGAAGGTTGTAATATGTCTGGTGTTATATCACTAGTACTAGACGAACCTCGTAATGGCACAAAACTAATGGGGTCGGATATCCAACCCTCGGAAGGAGAAGTCGTATTGTTTCCCGGTATGTTACCACACAAGAGTCCGTATGTATACGAAGGTGAGAAGATCGTTATAGGATTCAACTGGAACATGATGGGAAGTGAAGTTCATTCAACAGGAATAAGGGAAGAATAAAATGGCAGATAAGAAAGTATTAACAGTAGACTCGGATGGTTCGATGTTAGGAGCAGACGTTGACGGTGATGGACATATCACTGAGTCAGAACTCTCTATGCACCTAGAGTTTAAACGTAAGGAATTAGAAGACGCAGATGCGATGCGCGATGCCCAACGTAAGATGGCGTGGTTTGCCCTCTATGGTATGTTGTTGTATCCGTTCGCAGTTGTACTTGCCTCACTCGCAGGTTTGTCCGAAGCAACGACTACATTAGGTTCAATGGCACCCACATACTTTGTATCAGTTGCCGCGATAGTTGCCGCATTCTATGCGAAGGAAGCATTGAGTACGAAGAAGTAAGGTGGAGATTATATCATGGCGTGGTACTCCCGGAGTAGGTGATTTTATGTGGGCACTTAATTGTGCCCATAACCACGCCTATGAAACTGGCACAAAGGTCGAGTTAGAGTTTCATTGGGAACATGATGAGAGTCACAACCACCACTTCGAGGATCCAGAGACGATCATCGAACGGTGTGACTATCTACATTCATTCTATAACAGACAAGATGATGTAACGATCAAGCACATCTACGAAGCATACAGTCGCTACAGAGATTGGAAGTTCGGAGATGATGTCGTAGAAGAGGCAGACGGTAGTAAACGTATTGCCGCGATAGTCCGTAAGAACAAGGCAAGGTTCTGGTTTCAGAATGGTAGGTATGATGATAAGGAAGGATCTGACATACCATGTAATGATTGGGGATTCAGAAAAGATGCGTTCAGGGATATCGACAAACGTAAGGTAGTTATCTGGAGACCAACGTTTAATGCGGAAACTCCAAGAACATGGAAAAAAGAGTTGACAAACGATGAGTGGGATGTTATAATAAGACAGTTGTCTGCGGCAGGATTATATGTAGTAGAGTTGACTTATAGAACACCAGTGAGAGAAGCACTGTATCACATATCAACCTGTAGACAGATCGTATGCTATGATGGAATGTGGCATTACATTGCTCGTAACTTATATAGACCTATGTTAATTATAAGTAGAGAGGGTATCACTAAGTATCATACACCCCATGCCCTTACAACAACCTATGATAAAGGTAGAAACATATGGTCTTGGTTAGATGACATGAAAGACCTATTAGGTAAAAGTAAACACAAAGCAAGACACTTCGAAAAGAAGGATGAGAAATATTATAATGACAATGCCCGATGAAAGATACCAAGCACTAAAGCGTACCGCAGAGTTCTTGAAAGATTTACAGACTCATAGTGGTAAGTACACGAGAGATGATATGAAAGAGATACGAAGAATGGCATCCTCTTGTCTACGTCATTACCCTTGGGATATGTACCTAGAAGATTTAGCAGAGATAGCACCACACATACTGGAGAACAAAGATGGGTGACATAAAGATAGATAGAGCAGTAATCGAAGTTAACGGAGCGTGTAACTTTGACTGTACTATGTGTCCCCAAGATAAACGTGTGGGTGGTAGACATAAAGGATTCCTTGCGAAGATGAACCTTATGGAGTTCGAAGATAACCTTCGGGACTGTAAGCAACACGGTATGCGAGTAGTCAACCTAGATGGATCAGGTGAAGCAACCCTTAACCGTAACCTTCCTATGTACATAGCATTAGTTAAGAAGTATGATTGTCAAGCAGTCATCTTCTCTAATGGTTTTAAGATGCACGGTCAGTTTATGAAAGACTGCGTGGACGCAGGTCTAGACTTCTTTAGGTTCTCGTTCGTAGGATCTAACCCAGAGAAGTATCAAGAGTGGATGAACAACACGCGTGGATCATCCTACCATATTATCAAGAAGAACATCGAAGAGATGATGGCATACGTCAAAGCGACAGGTAGTACTTGTGTGGTAGAGACATATCATCTAATCACAGACAATGCCAACTTAGACGCAGAACTAGACGAGTACAAAGCATTAGTAGAAGAACTTGGTTGTAAGACTGAGATCTGGAAGATGCACAACTGGTCTGGGGCATATGATATAGGAGATAATAAAAGAGAGGGTACAACTAAGACTTGTGGAAGACCCTTCTCTCCAGATGTCGTAATCCGCGCAGGTGGTATTGACGGTGGGCGAGGCGCAGTTCATCCTTGTTGTCAAGTACTTGGACGAGACGAAGAGGCAGTCATGGGTCATACGTCTCACAATACAATCGAAGAGATCATCCGTGGCCCAGAGTACTCTGCTCTGCGCGAGTCTCATCGAACTGGTGAGTATACAGATTATTGCGGAGATTGTGACTTTTTACTTGACGATCCCGAAACTTTAGTGTATACTAATAATAATAGAGCAACACAAAAAATGATCGGTACAGACTTCAATCTGGAAGATTATAGGAATGGTGGAGTATGAATAAGATAAAGAAGTGGATCAAGGATATATTCCTTGAAGTATACGTCTTGACTATTTGGTACAAAGAAGGTAACGAATTTGAAACCAAGATTACCAAGCGAGTATACAATATGAAGAAGATTAAGAAAGCAACTGCCAAGCACGTCATTGGCATTAAGTCAGACGGTAATATGCTAGAGATTAAGACGGTCGAACCCTTTGACTATCAAATTGAGAAGATACATTAAATGAAAAGATTGATCTATCAGGTATGTTTAGGCGAACAGTACAAGAGTAAACTTTACTCGCATTGTATACAGAGTGTGGCAGACTATTGTGAGAAGAACGATATAGAACACTATGTATTGCGCACCCCCAAGTTAAGGATCAAACCCGATCCTTTCTCTGGTAATCGAAGCACCGATTCGTATATGAAGCACGGTGGTTACCTTCCTATCTATGAGAAAGAGAATGCGTTTGACGAACTAGACAACTACGATCAGATTGCTATCATTGATAGTGACATCTATATCAGAGCAGACGCACCGAACATCTTTGATGACTTCGGTACCGAAGATGCGTTTGGTTGTGTGTTTGAGCGTGAGATGCCCTTGACTGATAATTATAAAGAGAAGATCCTTAACTACTCTCGTATGCAATACAAACCTTTACATGATACTGGTATTGATTTCAACCCAAGTACTATGGGTTATGAGTTTGCCAATATGGGTATGATCTTGTTGAACTGCTCGTTATTCAAACCCTATCTGAAAGGGCAGACCGCCAAAGAGTTTCTTACTCGTATGGAGTTCAAGGACTTTGTTGATGGTCTTGCGGCATGGAAGTGGTCTACTGACCAGACGTTACTGAACTTCTTCCTAAAGAAATATAACGTGCCTGTGAAGCATATGGATCATGTATGGAATGGACTGTATGGCGCAAACACAAAGGTTGATGAGTGTCACTTCGTACACTTCTTCTTGAAGACATTACTACCTGATCAAGGCGAGAACGTAGAAGAGTTGATGAAGAAGATATGAAGCAGTGGAAGTATAAAGATTCCGCAGATTATGAAGAACACCAGATTCTTGCCAACATTAAAAAGATAGACTGGGTTTGGATGGAAGCATCGACTGCCCAAAGGATTCAATATAGGTTTAAATCCGCATCTAGTATATTATGTCATGGCGCAAGAAATGGTACTGAGATTGAATACTTTCGAAAATACTATGGACTAGATACAAAGATCATGGGCACGGACATATCACCGACTGCGATAGATTTCAAAGATATGGTTCAGTGGGATATGCAGAAACCCAACGAACACTGGATCGGTAAGTGGGACATTGTATATTCAAATTCGTTTGATCACTGTAATGACCCAAAGAAGTGTGTTAAGACTTGGACTGATCAAGTATCCCCTGATGGTATATTGGTAGTAGAAATACCGACAGGAGAAAACAACTTCAGTACAGTGATGGATCCGTTAATGATAAGTAAGAGTGAGTTCCTTGAAATGATAGAACCACATGGGTTTAAACTAGTCAATGAGTTCTATGTTGACGCTAAACTAGGAAGCAGTCGCGTACTGCTATGTAAGAAGATATGAAAGCATTTGTAATTGCGTTAGTGGGTCAATCATACGAACCACTAACAAGAACTATTGAGAAGACCGAATCGCCTTTGGAGTTACATTGGTTACCTGCCACAACACCCAAAACTATCAAAGATGACCGTAAGGCATTCCCTAAGTTCAAGTGGACTTGGCCAATGTTAGCAGAACAAGATGGTCTTTGTATGGAAACAGGAGTATTCAAGTTTGTCTATCAGGCACAAGAATACAGCAAGAAGATTGCCTGTTCGATCAGTCATATGAGAGCATGGCAGAAGTGTGTTGATCTAGATGAACCTATTATCATATTCGAAGCAGACGCAGTGGTCAAACGAAAGATAGACATTGAACCTGATCAGGCACTCTTGATTGGTCTTAACGATCCTCGTGGTGCCACCAGACGCGCAGGTACATATCATGCCAAACAAGTTGAGTACGGAGAAGGAATCAATCCTGTATCCACAGTCAATGAGTCTGGAGAGAATCCAGTGCCCCAAGGATTAGCAGGTAACAGTGCCTACTATATAACACCTGTAGGAGCAAAGAAGTTACTACAGGAAGCAGAAATATACGGTATGTGGCCAAATGACGCATTTATGTGTAAGGAATTATTTCCTTTCTTACGACAAGCATATCCATATTATACAACAATCAGTGGAGCAGAATCCACAACAACAAGGTAGAGATGAAATGAGCGAACGAGTATTAGGTGATAATGTATTAGTCACAGAACGTAAAGAAGCAGGTGAGACACAAACCGCAGGTGGCATTATCCTCAGTGGTGATCTCAGTACAGGTAACAAAGCGGCATTGGTATTAGCAGTTGGCCCAGATGTCACAGATATTAAGTCTGGTGATGTATGCTATCTCAAATGGTCTGAGTGTTTGCCAGTAGAATTAGAAGGTGTCAAGTGTGGCATCGTAGCACAAGAGTTTATTAAGATGGTTGTGGATGCGTGAAAGCATACGTCATAACAATACTGGACAATGATTTATCGCAAGAAGCGGCAGATACTTGTATTGCTAGTGCCAAAAGGTACGGCATTGAAGTAGAGAAGTTTCCTGCTATTACCCCTCGCACAGAGGGGTTTCAACATAGGGTAGCATTAGCGAACCTAGACATAGAAGCATTCTCTGGTGGATGGTCGAGGGTAGAGAACGCATTGGCGTGTTTCCTATCCCACCGTGAGTTATGGAAGATGTGTAATGAGACGCGAGAAGATATTATGATTCTTGAGCATGATGCGATATTCAAGGATGGTATACCTAAGAACTTCGCATTCAATAAGTGTATTACTCTTGGTAAACCGTCTTACGGTAACTTCGAAACTCCTACTGGATTCGGGGCACAACCACTATCCCAAGCAAAGTACTTTAAGGGGGCACACGCATATATTATCAAAGCATCTGCCGCAGAAGACTTTCTAATGAGTATCATCTCTAGACCAACCGACATCTTTCTTAACACGTTTAACTTCCCGTACCTTGAAGAGTATTATCCTTGGGTGGTTGAGGTTGAAGATACTTTCTCTACTATTCAAAACAAGAAAGGGTTGGAAGCAAAACATACCTATGTGGCAGGGAGAGATGTTAAGGTGGTGGTGGCATGAGCAAGCGAAAGATTAACTTTATAACAGTATGTACAGACGCGTATCCTATGGAGTATGCGCGTAAGATAATAACTCAGTTCGAGAAACTATCTAACTTCAATGTAACATCATACTGTATAACAGACCGACCAAACGAGATCTCTGACATTGCCACCCCCATTGCTCCACCCTTCGGTATTGGTAAAGGTTGGTGGAATAAGATGTATCTTTATAGCGAGGATATGCCCAAAGGTTACAGTGTGTACTTAGACATAGACACAGTTCTAATCAAGAACTTTGATGATGAGATCATAAACTGTATTATTAACCTATCGTTTGGTAGAAAGATATCAGTCGTATCGGATGCGATTATGTGGAAGAACAATAAGTACAGTTCCTCTATGATGGTTATGAAGCACGGTCAGATGGTAGATGTATGGGAGAAGTTTGAAAAGAACAAGGAGTCTTTGTACGGTTACGATGGGGGAGACCAAGTATGGACAGGTCACCAGTTGAGCGACAGTGATGTATTCTATATCGATGAGTCATTCCCCAAGTTGAAGATGAATTTAAAATTCCACTTAGGTAAGAAGATATTTGGTCAATGGGATTTTCCCAAACGACTGCCAGTGGGTACTAAGATAGTTGATTGTGGAGGCAAACCTAAACCGCACGAACTGAGTTATTTACACTATGTAAAGGAGAATTGGCACGATGTTGAGTAAACTATTTGCCGGAGTAATCCTTGCGATGAGCATAACAGGTTATCTGTTCTATACGCAAGTACACAAACCACTATTAGCACAAGTGGCACAACAAGCGGCAGTGATTGCCGCACAAGAGATCCGTCAACAAGAACAGATCAGAACTCTCGAAGCACTACAAGCAAACTTCATTAAGACAACCGAAGCACTCAATGTAATGAGCGCAAAGAATGCGGAGATCGAAGCAGAACAAGCAAGATACCTCGACATATTCAAACGTCATAATCTAACTAAGTTGGCTGCCGCTAAACCGGGACTAATAACAACTAGAATCAATAGGGGGACTAAAAATGTATTCGATTCAATTGAGAACGATTCTACTTTCATTGATAATCTTGACGAGTAGTGGATGTTCCACCATAGGTGGTTTGTTCACAGATGATATGGTACCTCCTGTAGTTGAGATTCGTACCATAGAAGTTAAGATACCTATCACACACCCAGTGATGCCTCGTGCTATTGATCTAAAAGACCCTGAGTTCTTTGTTGTGTCCGAAAAGAACGTCGAAGAGTTTATGCTCGATATAAAGAAACGTGCCGGAACTTTGGTATTTATTGCGATAACAGTTGACGATTACGAGTTAATGAGTTATAATATGCAAGAGATAAAACGTTATGTTAATCAGATGAAAGAAGTTATCGTGTATTACCGTACCATCAATGACTTCGAAGAAGAAGTCGAAACCGAACCAACAACCAAACAGGAAAGTGTACCATGAAGACAGTAGTACTAATCTCATCGTTATTGTTTTGCGGAGCAGTCGATTCGACACCATATATTGAAGCAAAGAGCAAAGCAAAAGTTACCAGTGATTCTTACGCAGTATCTTATTTTACAAACGAGGCAGTCAACCACATACGATTGGGTAACGCGTGGGATAATGCGTATATCGAAGCAGGTAAGATGACAAATGGTGTATCTAGCGAAGCAGGTTATAGGTTTCGGAAGATCGGTGGAAGTAACTTTACTCTGAAAGGTAAGGTAGAGAGTACTAAGCGAGATGGTGAACAGTGGGTTCATGGAGTCGAAACCGAACTCCGTTACACCTTTGACTAACAAATCGTATACATACATACAGAGAATAACTAATAGGTTAGAAGAATATGTATGAATATAGCGCAAAGATTGTTAGGGTGGTTGACGGTGATACTGTGGACGTTGACCTTGATCTTGGTTTCGGTATCGTGTATGCTAATCAGCGCATTCGTCTATACGGTATCGACACTCCTGAATCACGGACAAGAGATCTTACAGAGAAAGTCTTCGGTAAAATCGCAGGGAAGTTCCTTGAAGGAAAACTTGGGGAGCGATGCAAGATCCGTACTCGAAAAGACGGAAAGGGAAAGTACGGACGTATCCTCGGAGAGTTTGTTGTCTACGATCACGAGACTGACTCGGAGATGACCGTCAATGATATTATGATCCGCGACCACTATGCGGTTGCGTACTTTGGTCAGTCTAAGGATGATATCGAAGCAGAACACGTTATCAATCGCGCAAAGTTGGCAGAACATTACGGTCACCCTAGCGAAGATGGAAAGTACATAGAATTGAAAGAATCATTTGGATTAGACTTTTAGGATAGATTATGAGATGGAATGTACTTGGTAATGGGGATAATGCCCATATGTTTGAACGTGGGACAAAAGGTAAGTTACTGATATGTAATATGCCTCCCTTCGAGATACCCACTAGGGAAGTCCACGCTACCTGTATGGTAGACTACAAGATGATGTTGGCACTAGCACAGGGTCACATCAAACTCGATATGTATGATTGGGTTCTTGGTATGCGTCCCAGACATTGGATGGAGATGAACCCTGCGTTCTATCTCAAGTATGCTCAGAAGATCAAGGCAATGCATACACACATACCTAAGTACGCACAATTGGATGGACAAGACGCAGGACAGGCATCCACTAACTATTCCTGTGGACATATGGCAATCGACTATGCCTGTCGTGTTAAGGGCGCAACAGAAGTACACATCTATGGTTTTGATGCTATGTTCGATACTAACCTCAGATCTTATACAGACCTATTGTTAGAATCAGATCGTAGTGAACAAAACACCTATAGGATTGCCAACAACTGGAGACCAGTATGGACTGGACTCTTTAAAGAGTTCAAGCACGTTAAGTTTTACTTGTATCACAAACACGATAGACTTCAAGTGCCTGTAGGTAAGAACGTAACAGTAATAGTAAAGGAGAGATAGTATGCCAAGTAAAGAAGACCTAGTAGTAGTAATGAGAAGGTTAACCGAATTCTTAGGAGACACAGTGAGTGACTTCATTTCGGTTTGGAGGATATATCCTAATGTACTTATTTGGTGTGGACTTGCGTTCTTGATTGCCGCATTTGTATAAATAAACGTATATTACAAACCATTACATACAGGTAACCCATGCAGAAGTTTAAGACATTCACCGAAGAACTAGAATTACAAGAAGGGGTCAATGATCCTGCCATCTTTAAAGCAGTATTCCTAGCAGGTGGTCCCGGTTCGGGTAAGTCATTCATAGCAGGTAAGACTGGTCTTGGATCTTTCGGATTCCGTATCATCAACTCCGATGACGCGTTCGAGAACTCTATGAAGAAAGCAGGAATGGAGATGTCACCCGAAGAGATCTTCTCGGTCAAGGGACAGGAACTTCGTGGTAAGGCAACAGCGATTACTGCCAAGAAGAAAGAGATGTATCTTAAAGGTCGATTGGGTATTTGTATTGATGGTACTGGTAAAGACTTCGAGAAGTTAAACAAGCAACGTAAAGAACTAGAGAAGATGGGTTATGATTGTGCTATCATCGTAGTCAACACTAACCTAGATACTGCCGTAGGTCGTGACCAAGCACGGAAACGTACTATCGGTAAGAAGATGTTAGAACCAATGTGGCAAGCAGTACAAGACAACATTGGTAAGTTTCAAACAGCATTCGGACGAAACAAAACCTTTATCGTAGATAACTCAGACGGCAAAGACTACCAGAAAGAAACAATGGCGGCATACAAAGGCGTTGGTGTCTGGGCAAAGAAAACACCAGACAACTCCAAAGCGCGTAAGTGGATCGCCAGTGAGACTAAGAAGAAGACTCGATAATTACTCGAAGTCATATCCTCGCGGATAAGTAATACCTCCGGGAGTCTTGTAGCAGTCAATCATAGTATCTAGTACAGAGTATTCTATGTTCTTGTCTGCTTCAGACTCTTCTCTGAATCTTTCGTCCCAGATAGTCCGACTAACAAACACCTCGTTCAACCAATCAGAATTATTCTCACGGACACCACCGATATACTTATCGGTGTCTTTGTCCTGATAGTTAATATCAATGATCTCGAATCCTTCACAACATATTGGCGAGAACGTAGATCGAATGTGATGTTCGGTGAATCCCTCGTCTTCTCCAATCTTAGGTACACCTGCGAACACAACCGCATCATACATTGTATTCTGTGGGGGTGTTATAGTAACGTTACCACCGTGCTTGTATTGCTCGGATGCAGGAACAAGATCAATCTCGTATCGTCTATATAACGAGTGCATCAACTGAGTGAACCTAGACTCTGGTGGTTTGGCAGTATGCATTTGGAAGTTCCTATAACCCATTGCCATCTTAACAATAGGAAGAAACTGAATCCAGATGTTAGGATCTACCATAGTAGTATCGGCAGACTTGAACGTTGGAGTTGGATGTAGGTTACGATCAGTCTTACGCGGATACGTCCATGATGTTTGTGCCGCATTGAAGTGACCAACAAACAACACCTTATTGAATCCCTTCAATGAAAGATAGTTAAGCACCATAGGGCAGTAGTTGAACACATCATTAACAGTATGAGAGTCGGCATCCTTCCATCGTGTAACTAGATCATTTTTACGTTTCTCTGCATCTATGGTGTAGTTTAACTTACCCCATTGGTTCTGCTTATCGTGCTTATGAACATAAGTCCCAACAGATGATCCTGCCGCCCTTTTGCCCTTCTGAAGAAGTTCATTCACTGCTCTGTATTGCATGGTTTATCCTTTATAAATCTTTTGTATGTGAGTCTCGAATAGTTCGATCTTCTCTAGTCGTTGTGGCCACAGTATATAATCCTTCTCAGGATTCTGTTTCAAGTTGTTCAGCAATGGTTGAATGCCATTATACAACTTGTCTAATCGTTCTTTGTATGTGTCCACTTCGTCAGATGTAGCACTGGCACTAGCAACGGCACTCTGTACTGCCTCTAGTTCATCCTCATCTACAATGGTAAATCCAAAGTCAAAGATCTCGTCACTCATATTTATACCTTTATTTTGCGTTTACCTTTATTTATACCTTGACAAAGTTCCAAAAATACTATATAATGGTATAAATAAGTGGAGAATTACATGAGTGCAATGGGTGATGTAGTACAGCAGGTACAGGAGTTCGTAGATCCTATGTTATACAATGGGTATACTAACCAACAAATCTTAGATGAGTTCCAACGTCTATACCAAGACGATCCGAACTTCTTCTATATGAACAAGGTTATCACGGAACAACTCCGTGGTCGATCATTCCTAACGGAGTAGATACAATCAGTGAAGAACTGGGACAATCCACAATCCAAATGGACAATTTGGAAACACGCACTTGGGTCATTCTCCGATGAACAGACCTATGGGCAAGACGATAAGATTGCGTTGATCAGAACGGTCATTGTTGCCAGTAACCTATTGTGTGCGTATTTGTTTATGATTAATATTATAGTAGGATGGATTGGATGAGACGTGGTACTCAACCACTAGCAGTTCGTGCCAAGCAACACATATCTATTTGTTGTAAGACTCTCTGCGAGAGAGAGATAGTAGAAGAATACATCAATCAATTAGAAGAGAGAGTAAAAGAACTTGAGCAAATGGTGGAGAATCTGGGCGAAGAGTCTAGGGGAGAAGGTCGGTGAGTCAGACAAGCAAGCAAATACTATCGCAGGTGTCCGTACCGTGTGGTGGTTCACTCACATGGCAACCTGTTTCGCAATCATCCTTAATGCCATTGCCAATCACGGTTGGGGTTTGTTAGGACTGTGATCACCGTAACACCAGACGCATTAGTCGTTTTACAACAGAGATTAGTCTCTCGACCTGACTGTGATGGTATTAGGTTAGAAGTTAAAGGCGCAGGTTGTAGTGGGTACGCATATCATATGGAGTACTCATACGCAAGAAAGCACGATGATGTTATTGTTCCACTAGAGGAAGTGTCCCTAGTGATAGACCCCAAGAGTATGCTGTTTATGACTGGAACACAGTTAGAATATGTAGTCGAGGGATTCAGTGAAGGATTTCAATTCGTCAACCCCAATGTAACAGGGGAATGCGGATGTGGTGAGAGTTTCTATTATGATGGCGAAAAAGTACCAACTAGCGAATAACTACCAATTAAGATGAACTATGATATTAATAAGTTTGATGAATTCGGTTACGTTGTTGTCACTGACTTTCTGTCGGAAGATGAACACCACCGTTTAAACACACAGTGTGATTACTTTACCATGCTCGGTAGCAACCTCACCAATAACGAAGATGGGTGGATACTTAATTCCCCTAACAATCCATGTAAGTTAGATGGAGCAATGCATAGAAGTCAAGTGTTTAGAGACCTTGCCTCCAACGATACTTTAAGTAGTATTGCTCGAACACTTCTTGGACAAGAGAACATAGACACTTACATATCCAAGTTCTTTCCTATGGTACCACACGAAGGGTTCTCTGTAGGTTGGCACCAAGATAACTTTTATATCAAAGCAGACCCTAGTCGTTTTATCAGTTGTGATGTGTTTGTTAATGGTGCGGATAAGGAGAATGGTTGTCTGCGAATTATACCCGACACCCAGATGGGTATTTGGGAAGTTCATCAAAAAACACACGGTGTGTTCTACTGGATAGATATAGAGGAAGAGGGTTTAACTATAGTAGACATAGAGTGTGATACTACGTTCGCAGTATTCTTTCACCCGAACCTAGTACATGGTTGTTATAGAAACAAGAGTGACAGATATCGTTACAGTATTGCTTGGGAATATATTCACGAAGGTTATGTACCACAGACCCATATAGGTCATCAATCACAGGACAGGTTACCTGTATATTCCAAAAAGTTATAAGGTTATGCGATAATAGTCTAAGAAAGGGGTTGCGCGATACATAGAATGGTGGTATAATAGTACCCTATTCAGTGATAAAGAGAAGATGATTATGAAAGACAGAATATTCAACTACGCCAAGACTGATGACACTAACGTGTTCTACTTCAATCGTGTAGCAGATGCGTTCACTTCTAAGTTAGATTGGTACGACAATGATGACGTTGATATGATCGTCGTTGATGCCACTAATACCTCACAAGAGACTGACAACATTTTCTCTTTCCTTTACCAAACTGAACCTAACACTGATCAAGTATGGATGCGCTTCGCCAAAGAGTTCGAAGTGACCAATGCTGATCTGATTCTTGATCCAACTAAACCTTCTTATATGATACAGGTGAAATAAATATGTTTAATAATTATACATGCAATGCTGTTACTGGTGCCGCAGGTGGTTACACTCTTCGCTTCGGTGGTCTTGATATGGCGGCACTCCGTCCTGAATGTGTTCTGGGCGAGACTCCTATGGTTGACAAAGAAATATCTCTGTCTGCCAAGAAGTACAGCGTCGATGAACTTATGATCGGTGAGAAGTTTATCTCTTACGATCTAATCCTACGAATGATGCTGAAGGAAGGTGTAATCACTCCCCAGACCAAAGTTAAGATTGGTGCCACTGGAAGACTTCGTGAAGTCTATAACTGTAAGACACAACTCGCATATCGTATGTGGGGTAAGTCGTACTACGGTTGTGTGTCCAGATGATTGACTTTATCGCATCACTAACATTCAGTGAGGGGTTATCCATCCTCATCGTGTTTGGTGTGTTTGTCTTGTGGGTAGAGATTAAAGGGAGAGACGAGCAATGAGTAAACCACGCAATCCTGTTGCCAAGTTCCAACGCAAGTACAACAAGGCAAAGGTCTTTCTTGATCGCAAGCGCGAAGCAAAGAAGCAAGGCAAACTTGTGTATGCTGAATACCAACTACTAAAGGATAGTGACGAATGAATATATTTAGATTAGATAATGATCCTGTTGTTGCCGCACAGATGATGTGTGATAAACACGTTGTCAAGATGGTTACTGAGTATGGTCAGTTACTCTCTACTGCCCACCGTGTACTAATGGGTACTCCAGAGAAACGTCTATCCAAGTCTGGCAAGCGTATGGTCGATCACTATGTAGTAAGAGGTGCCGCCAAAGAACGATTGCTATATAAGGTTGCCCATAAGAATCATCCGTCTGCTATCTGGGCACGAGAGAATAACGAAAACTACCGATGGTTATACAAGCACTTCCAAGCAACTGCGAAGGAGTACGAACATCGTTATGGTCGTGTACACAAGACATATAAAGATCTAGGTAGTATGTTGTGGTTCTCACCTATCGTACCAGACGGTACTGATTACCGATGGGCACGAGAGACAGAGATGCCTCAGTGTATGCCTGATCACTGCAAACAAGACGATGTGGTTGATGCTTACCGGAAATACTATATAGAGGAGAAGAAAGGTTTTGCTAAGTGGACTAAAAGAAAGACACCCGACTGGTTTCACAAAGAAGATGTCGGTTAAGGAAGTCATCGCCACAGCAATCCTATTGGTATGGTTATCTGCGTCATTAAACAAGTATGACGAACTATATGGAGTAAGAATGTCAATGCGTAGAATGAATGAGTGCCGGAAAGTGTTGACAACATCAAACTAGCGTGGTATAATATAAACTTAATACACAGACAAGGATACCAATGAACAAGCGACTCAGACATTTACAACTTAGATCCGCACAGACTGCGCAACAAAGTAGAAGAAGAATGATGAGACTGAATGTATTATTTGAACAAGAAATTAAATCAATTGAAGGAGAAGATCCGTTATGGCCTATACAGAAAAGCAGTGGAAAGCAGATGTCGAAGTAGCAAAGGGCGTTCTGAAAGAAACTTATGTTAACAACATCATCTACGTTCAAGAACGTGTTAAAGATGGTGCTACAGAAGAAGAATTGAAACAGATCGAAGATCTGATCATGGCGAACGAGCGATTGATTGTATACTTTGATGAAGGTGATGATTGGGTCAAAGACCTACACGAACAGGCAAAAGGCGATAATGCCGATGATGCCGAATTTGAGGAAGTTAAAGATGATGAAGACGAAGTTGCGAGGATCGACAATGCCAGAAACTCTTAGTGAAGAGCAACTAGCGAAGATCCAACAAGAACTGGTAGAAGAGACAGAACGTGTTGCTACTCTTGTTAAAGTGAAGGAAGGTTTGGTAGGTGCGTTACGCGATGGTGTGACACATTTATCTTTTAAGAAGGTTAATGGTAGCACTCGCAATATGATTGCCACCCTGAAGACTGACTTGATCCCCGAAGATAAGATTCCCGAAGAAGGTAAGGAACGTAAAGAGAGCGAAGCACTCGTTGTGTTGTATGACCTTGAAGAGAATGATTGGCGATCACTGCGCACCGAGAACCTTGTCGAATATCGGTGTGAAGCATGGCAAGCGTAAAACGCAAACGGAAACCCATGTCCGAAGAGCAACGTCTTGCGGCAAGCGAAAGACTTGCCAAGGCGCGTGAAGCACGAGGACATGATGGTTCCAAGAGCGTACATCCCTTGTTATTGGAACAAGACGATGATAGTCCTATTCATTGGAAGAAGGTTCGAGTATGGATCAAGGAGATCCAGTCGGAACTTACCTCAATGAAAGCAAAGAGACTGTCCAAGGATACCAAAGAGAGACAAGAGTATCAGATACTTGAAGTATACCTTGGTAACCTGAAGAAGTTCCTAGAGTCTAGCATATGGTTAGATATGAGATACGGAAGACATCGTGAAGGAAGGATGAAGACTATCGTTACGACAATGGCATACTTTCCGTGTGGGAGACCTAAGAGGACTGTAGGTTTTTATTATAAAGATGTTGGTGTTTACACCGAGGAGATGAAGTCGCATGACGATAGAATTTACAGTACAGACGAACACACCCCCAGTAGCAGAGAACTTTATGAACAAGAAGAAGTTCTCGAAGATGGTGGAACGGACGGTGAGGAACTCTGGACTTAACTACATGGATTCTATTGTACATATGTGCGATACGAATAACATGGAAGTAGAGGACGTTAAGAAGTATTTGACAACCTCTATCATTGACTGCCTTGAAAGTGAGGCAATGAGTTTAAACTTTCTAGAGAAAACTAACTCACTAGATGTTTAAATAACACTTGACTTATGTGTATAAATAGGTTATAATACAATGGTACAATCAAGTACAAAGTGAACATACGCTGAGTAACACAACTGTAATACAATGCATATACTGGAGAAACAAATATGTCTTTTGCAAACCTAAAGTCTCGATCAACCGATATGAGCAAACTAGTAACTGCCGCGCAAGAAGCGTCAGGTCAAACAACCAAAACCAATAAGTACGATGATGATCGTAAGTGGAAACCTACCGTTGATGATAACGGCAATGGTTACGCTGTGATTCGTTTCCTCCCTGCGATGGAAGGGGCAGATATGCCTTGGGAACGATATTGGGATCACGGATTCAAAGGCCCCGCAGGTCAGTGGTATATTGAGAAGTCTCTCACTACCATTGGTCAGAAGGATCCTGTATCCGAACTGAATTCACGTTTGTGGAACTCAGGTATCGAAGACGATAAAGAAACTGCTCGTCGGCAGAAACGTAGACTACACTATGTGTCAAACATCTTAGTAGTAAACGATCCAACTAACCCCCAGAACAATGGGAAAGTATTCTTCTATGAGTATGGTAAGAAGATCTTTGATAAGATCATGGATATGATGCAACCACAGTTTCCGGGTGAAACTCCGATTAACCCATTTGACTTCTGGGCAGGTGCAGACTTTGAATTGAAGATTCGTAATGTTGCAGGATATCGTAACTATGACAAGTCTGAGTTCAAATCAACTACTGCTCTATATGAGTCTGATGAAGTTAAGTTGGAAGCAACGTACAACCAACAGTATGACCTACATGAATTTGTAGATCCTGCTAACTACAAGTCGTTTGATGAACTTTCTTCTAGATTAGAACTAGTTCTTGGAACTGCTGTAGGTGGTAACGTTACACAAAAGAATGAAGCACTCACTCAGACTGCTGAGATGAATGTGGGACGTTCTGCTCCTCAACCAGAGATCGTTTCTGCTCCTGCCCCAACGGTAGGTGCGGCATCTGATGAAGAGGATACGCTATCTTACTTTGCTAAGATGGCACAAGAATAGGTGATTGGAACTCAGTGAGTGAAAATCTGCTGATATTAAACTCACCTTTAACTAAAACACTAAACCAGACGTGGGTCACGGAGAAGTTTCGAACCAGTTGATCGGGTGTAGGGATGGAGTGATGAGTGTTTATAAGGGGTATGACTGGATGTCATCCCCTTTTTTTATTCCTGTAATCTGAGATTGCGCTCTTGATCGCGTCCTCTGCTAGGACAGAACAGTGTATCTTAACAGGTGGCAATGCTAACTCTTCTGCCAGTTCTGTATTCTTTATAGTGTTGGCATCATCCAAGGACTGACCAATGACCCATTCGGTAAGTAGACTACTAGAAGCAATAGCACTACCGCAACCATAAGTCTTGAACTTCGCATCTTCTATTATCCCTTCTTCGTTTACTCTTATCTGTAGTCTCATAACATCACCACACGCAGGGGCACCTACCATACCAGTGCCCACGTTCTTGTCGTGTTCGTCCATGTTTCCTACGTTTCGAGGATTCTCGTAATGGTCTAGTAACTTCTCACTGTATGCCATTAACCAAATCCTTGGTCGTGGAAACTTCTATCATTGTGATCTTGGGTTGGTAAGTTCTGATCTATGATAGCGGCAGTGTTACTGTTACTATTGTTTGTTACTGTCGATGTCTGGGGAGCAATCATAACGGCATTAGTACCACCTGCCGCTTGTGTGTTCTCTCTAGACATTCCGTCTAGTTCACCGCCTCTTTGTGCTTTGATTGCTTCGATCTGTTCGAGTTTATTATCATTGTTAGACAAGATGCGTTGTCCATATGCGCTGTCCTCATCTAGTTTCTGACCATTCTTCATGCCAGTAGACTTGATCTTTAGAAATTTCTCTTCGTCTCTGAGCAATCTATCTTCGGCACGTCGATCCTTGTCTGCCTTTGCTTTGGCACGTTTCTTTCTCTTTTCTTCCTGATCTTTTTGGTATGAAGGATCGTCCAGATCCTTTAAGAATTCCGCTGTGGACGCGTTCATTGGTTTAGGATTAGTATCAATTGCCGCTTTAGTCTTCGTAACTTCTACAGGAAGTTCAGGAACTTCGGATGTATTCTCTGCTACAGGAAGTTCAGGAACTTCGGATGTATTCTCTGCTCCCACTGCTTCTACAGGTGGGGGTGGAGCAACATTAACATAATCGTAGACTGCATCTGGTACTAGTTTACCTAACAGTGAGTCTGCGTCTGGTAGTATACTACCTATCAGTTCCTTTAGTTTATTCAATGCCATTGCCGCGAAGTCACCGACTGCACTCTTGGCATCATCAAACTTACCCTCAAGACCGAGCAACTGAAGGATCTTTGTGAATGCCCCAGTGACCAACGTCTTGATGGTATTCCAAACCCTAGTAGGAAGTTCCAGTAACCATTCGAAAGTAAACCCTTCCCCATCTAACCCAAGCATATTACCAACCGCAGAGAACCAATCACTGATTCCTTTTATAGCGTCTTGTATAATCAAGTCCATCTTTAGTTTGAATATATCTCCTGCATTATCTGTGTTGGTGAATATGTCACCTATACTATCAAAGAAGTCTCCAATCAAATCCATTAGACTGAATTCTGAGACCATCTTTCCAAAGTCTTCAAAACCAAGAGTCTTTGCTACGAAAGCGACGATCTTCTTTGGTATGAAGAATATGATATCAAACAAACCACCAATAATATTCTTTGCAAGAGAACCTAAGAAGTCAACGATACCTCTTGTCATCTTCTTACCAAACCCACCTGTCTGATTCTTGAATCCCTTGAATCCATCAAACAGACCGATTAGGGCACTGATGACTTGACCAATGATAGGAATCTTAGTACCGAACACTTTGAATGCAGCGAAGACTTTTCCTAAAGATCCACCCTTAGAAAACATATTGCCAAACCCACTCAACAACTTTGTAGGGCCAGCGAACAGGTTCTTAAAGGTTGCCGTTATTTTTGCTAACAGACCACCTGCTTCCTTACTAGACTCGATTGCTTTACCAACGGCACGGAAGGGAGTCAGTAAGAATCGTATCCCTTTGCCAATACCATTCATTATCTTAGACAACATGCCCATAGGTTTGAATGCACCATTGACACCCCTACTGATACTCGTGAAACCTCTAGTACCTGCCATGAACGCATTACTAACGTTCTTCAAGTTCCTACTTAGACTCTTTACTCCCTTGGCAATAGAAGAACGGAATCCTGCTGTTGCTTTGTCAATCCAAGTACCTTTGAGTAATTTAGAGGCAAACCCACCTAACCAAGTTGCCACACCAGTGACGAATCCTGAGACTGCCGCACCGAGAGTTAGGGCAAATCCTGCGATACCCATTCCACCAGTGAAGTCATCTTTCTGGAAACCTTTGATAGGGTTAGGCTTTTTGCCCTTACCTTTCTTATCGTCTCTGCGCTTCTCTTCATCGTCAAGTTTATCCCCCGCAAACGACTTCAAGAACTTTTCCATGTTCTTGTTTAGGTTCGTTAACTGGGTAGTAGTCGCTTTATCTCCACTCTTCGTTGTATCGTTGAGTTCTCTTAAACCGACTGCTACTTGTTTTAGGTTGGTCTCTGCCATTGTTACTGCCCTTGTTGTTCTTGTTTAATTCTATCGTTCTCTTCCTTTACATAATCAATTAACATACTTACATATATCTCCCTTTCCCACGGCATCATTGTATCTATTTCTGATAAATTATAATGATGGTGTTGCATCAACGAAAAGTTGGTCTTATAATGATTGACCAAGTTATCGTGAGAAAGGTTTATGACAAAAAATCTGATATTCCTTTCAGTTTCCTTTCTACCGTCTCTCCGCAACCTTCACACGCAAATTTAAGATCATGTTCTATTGCAGGTAGTTCACTAAGGAACTTTGACACACCTGCAAACTGGTCTGATGTCATGGACTCAATGAAATCAATCAACTCTTCTTGTGTCGATTCACTGGCATCAATCCTTTCGTCTTCGGTTAGGATGGCGGCAATTGATTGTGCTAACATAGCAAAACCCATCTCCGTCTGATCGCCCTCTTCGAGATCCATCTTCAATACATCCGAGTACTTTGGGTATTGCATCTCTACTGATATGTTGTCTGTTATCTCAATTGTGTTTTCCTGATCTTCGGGGAACTTAACTTGAATTGCCGCGATGTCTAGCGACACTTCGTTCTTATGTCCACACCCTTCATTAGAGCAAGGTACAACAATAGTCGCACTCTCTCCAACTGACTTAGATCTAACCTGAGTAAACAGATACTCTACGTCAAATGTCGTTAGACTTCTTGCATCTATGTTTTCAATACAAGCGTCTAGTGTATTGACGATTGCATTCAATGCTTCTTTCTGATGACCAGTCTCAAATGCAATCATTAGTATCTTCTCTTCTTTGACCAAGTATGGTCGGTAACTGACAGTATCTCCAGTAGAAGGGACTTTACAAGTGTATTGCGGTGATGCGTTTAGTTTTGGTAATGCCATAATATTCTCCAATATTAAATAATAATTAAATCTTTCCTAATAGAAAGTTTGTTAATGATGAAATAGCACCACGACCAATTGCTTCGCCTGTGCCTGTATGTTGTCCTACCGTGCTTTCCCAATCAGTGTACGACAGTTGTACTGTCAATTCCATTACACCTTCTTCGGCATTACCTAACTGCTGATCAGAGATCGTAGTAGGGTAACACTCTCGTAATGAAACCGAGTATGTCTTCTTCTCTTGAAATGACGCACCTGCGTCTATCTCGCCTTGCTGTAGATCAATCGGGCCAACCTTGGGTAGTCTGTTCCGTATGAAGGATGGGATCTTATCTATGAATCCCAACTGCTTCTTAAAGATAGACAACCTAAGTCCTCTCTCTATTAACGCAACCTTCACTGGGTATGTATAATCTTCGAAGTAACCTACTGTACGACTGACTGGATCGTGTGCTTCTGCTTGCCATGCTTCGAAGTATTGTCGTGCCACATGATCGTTTCCTACCAAGAAGGTCAATGTTAGATCTGTAGTAGCAAAACCATTAGCAATCTTTCGTAAGGTTGTTCCCATCTGCTTATCGATGGATGTGATCTGCCGTCCCGGTAAAGACGCAACCGTACAGAAAATGTTCAATGACTGTGCGTCTACAGGAAAGGATGCGAGTTGAGGTAGTTGAACCATGAACTGATTCGCCTTTGCCAATCCACCCGACTTACTGAGTTCTGCCTTTAATGTTTCTATTGATGAACCTGCGCTCACTGAATCATACTCCTACTATCGTAATGTACTTTATAACTGTTTGCTTTACGGAACTGAGCAGTAGGTAAGAAGATTGCGACTTCCCATTCTGGTGCTAGTACCTCTGCGAACTTACTTGTTACCTGAGAGTTCAAGTAATGCTTTAAACAAGGTTTGAAGTATCTTAAACTAGAAGACTTCTTCAACATCCTATAGGTCAATGAAAACTTGGCATCATCTGTCAACTTACTACCCTGTATGTCCATTAAGTTTGCGAAGAACTGCATACGCAACTTGGGTGGCAGGTAGTGTAGGTTGAGTCCCATAAACCCACCTTTGGCAGGGCCAAGTACGATGACCAATGGAAAGATATCATAGTACGGTAATTTGTCTTTATGTTTAGGATCATACATAAACATCTGCATAGAACCAATGATCTGCTTGGCACCTTGCTTCAACTCATCTTCTTGCATTAGTGCCGTTCTATTGATCGACCTCATGTTCTGTGCTTTCTTTAAAAACCACTCACGACTTTCTTTGGTGCGAGGTGTTATACCTGCACGGAATGCTTGTCGTTCTAGTCTTTGTAAAATCTTAGACATTGTTAATCCTGTAATAACTCATGTGTTTATTTATATGAATATTAACGCTTTGCTCGTGGTTTCTTTACACGAGTCTTTGCTTTAGGTCTGAATGGCGGTAAAGGTTTAATAGGTTTCTTTGATCGTAATGGTTTAGGCATCAACCCCATTGCTTGAAGTTTCTGTTCAGTCCAGATCTCGAAGTGCCACCCCCTATCTGCCGCATACTTAGTTGCTTCTTTCCACTTACTCTGGTTCTTAATATAAGTCATACCTTCGTTCAGGACGATACGTCTGGATCTACCTTGACCAGTCTTGGGTGGTAATGTCTGGGCATGGGGTTTGACCTCTACCAATACGGTACGACCATCCCTGAACTTTATCAAGAAATCCATGAAGTACCGGTGAATTCGCTTGTCAGTCTCGCATAAGTATGGTATAATGACTTCTTCGGAGTTCCACTTAACTACCTGTGCGGAATCGTCACACCACTTCATAACGTGCCTTTCCCACATACTTCGATACTGTACCTTGGTATGGTCACCTAGATACTTATCTTTATTCGAAGGTTTGTATCTTCCCTTGTAAGTTTTCATATAAATAGATCTATAGAATTTCAGATAAACCTATTTATGGAATAGTTAAATGCTAGACAAATTAAAGACAAAAGCACAACAAAAAGCGGATGAACTAAAAGCAGGTGTTACTGGTTCCTATGAAGCGAATAGCACCCCTCCCAATACACCTGAAGTCGCATCATCTAGTCAGAGGTTATCATACCCTTTAGATGATGCCGATTATAAAGCAAGGGTTATCTTTAGTGTGCTTGCCACAGAGTCTACTGGTGTTGATGATAGTTTCACTCAACTAGCAGAATCCTCAGATTCTAAAGCAAATGCAATCAAAACACAGATCCAAGAAAAGATTGATGAGGCAAAGGCAAATTCAAAGAATGGGGAACTTCGCCAGTCTGATATCGATGACATTGAGACACTAGTTGCCGAGGGTAAACAACTCAGAGAACAACAAGCAAAATTCGAAGGTCTATCGAAACAAACTAACACCAAGACATCTATTGAAGATGCAGGTGCGCGTATATCATTATACCTACCGATGGGTCTTGCGTTTCGAGACAACGTAACCTATGAGAACTTCGATCTAGGTGTTGTTGGGGGTGCAATGGCACAGGGAGCAGGTATGGCATCTGCTATGACGGACGGCATTGGTTCATTCATTGGTGGACTAAAAGGGCCCGGTGGACGAGATCTTGCCAAACTAGCAGGTGTTCAACTCGCCAAACAAGCAGGTTCATTTGGCGCAGAAGCACAAGCGGCATTGAAAATTCAGGGTGGAGTAACACTAAACCCTAACTCGCGTATTATGTTCAAGCAACCTAACATACGAGAGTTCGCATTCGCATTCAAGTTTATCGCAAGGTCGGCAGAAGAACAGGAATCAGTCAATCAAATCATTAAGACATTCCGTACTGAACTATACCCTTCTAGTATTACTGCTCAAATTGGTGGACAAACTATCTCATTGGGTTATAACTTCCCAAAGAAATTCCAACTCGCATTCGAATATGATGGAGGAGAGATCCCCGGACTTGCCAAGATTAAACCTTGTTATCTCCGTGACGTATCCACTACATTCAACTCATCACAAATGGCAATGCACAAAGATGGTAACTTCATGGAAGTCGATATGACTCTGAGTTTCCAAGAGACTGCCGCATTGACCCAATCAGATATTAAGGACGGATTTTAATGTCATACTTTAAGAACTTCCCACCTGCTCTATACAAGTTTGGTGACGAACAATCTTTCGCACTTACGACTAACTTGTCCCAGTATGTGGATCTGATTGATCAGGTGAAGGTCAATGATATTTTCCTTCAGGACTATATTATTCCTGCCAACGAGAGACCCGATCAAGTATCATTTAAAATCTATGGTACTACTGACCACTACTGGACATTGTTTCTGGCAAACGATCATATCAGAGAGAATGGTTGGCCGTTAACTCTACATGAAGTAGACACTGCCGCGATTAAACGATATCCGCACAGACAGGTTACAGTAAAGATCAAACAACAAGATGTCGTGGACTACTACGATGATGATAACAAACCAATCTTTAGAACTAAACTAGTAGGTACATCTCCCGATCAGTTTGAGATTGGTTCTAAGGTTACTGGTAACGTCTCTGGTACTCAGGGTATCATAATAAAACGTGATCTTTCATTAGGTACATTTATCATTGATACTCTTAATGTATCTAACCTATCTGAGATTGTTGAACAAGTGGTCGTTCCTAACGGTAATGGTATTGTTGTTTTAGAAAGAACAGATGTTAACGAGGCAGAGACCTTTGACTTACCACTTCAGTGGGTGTTACTAAAGGATGATGTTCCTGTTAACGTAACAAAGACACTAGATCCCTTTAAACGTAAGGCAACAATAACTGGTATACCGTTTAGTCCTACTTCAGTATATAAACTGTCTTACTGGATCAGTACCAAGAACCTTACAGACGGTAAGTTTGCCGCGAACGAAGAACTATCCTATCGTAATCCAGATGGGTTCGATACTTCAATGATCGTTGAGTCTGATGTTGAACAATATAAAGGCACTCATCATTACGAAGATGCGACTGGTGCGTGGGTGGATATTGATCCTCTATCCCAGACGATACCTTCGGGGGCGGTAAAGGTAACTTTCCTAGACAACCTACGAAAGAACAACGAGAAGTTGAGACAAATTAAGATACTGAAACCTTCTGCTATTAAAGGTTTAGTGAATGAGTTCGCAAAAGTAATGAGTGAATAATGGAAAGACAATCCCAGTTTAAATACAAGGTAGCAGAGATTACGTCCGATAGGATGGGTGATCAGTTTACCTTGGATGTTCGTCCATTGATTGTTGAACTCGTGTTCTTCGAATCTTTGGATAAACCATATGTGACAGGACAGATTGCGATCTCTGATGATCAGGCAATCTTTGATAGTATTACATTCTCTGGTACAGAAAGACTTAATATCCAAATGACAAGTGAGTTGTCTGCTAGTGAGAATGAAGATGTTGTTATGGATAGAAGTTTTATTCTAACAGGCATTGATACTATTGTCAAGTCATCTAACTCTGGTTCTTCTTCGATCTATGTGTTCTCCTTTATGGACGAACACGCAATGATCAGCAAGACCAAGAACATCTCTCGTTCAGTAAAGGATGATCTCAACACCGAGATCCTAAAGTTATGTGGTAATGAGTGTGGTGCTGATGTTGATATGTCTTATGCGTCTGAGTCTGTCCAAGGTAACTTCCGTGGTATCATACCCTATATGCATCCATTAGAAGCGGCATCATGGTTGTGCGGTAAAGCAACAACTAACCTTGGTATGCCATTCTTCTTATATGGTACTGCGTTTGACAAGAACATACGACTTGGGTCTCTGGATAAGATGTTGGAACAACCTGCTTGGAATGAAGATATACCATTCCTGTTCTCTCCTGCCAATACACAGGCACAAGAGTTGACTGGCAGTCCTACGTCACAGTACTTCCAAGTACAGAGTATGAAGTCTACGTCATTACAGAATACATTTAAACAACTACAGACAGGTGGTATTGGTTCAAGATATACTGTTACTGATATATCTAACGGACGTAACACTTCTCAGCATTTTAGTATAGACCGCATGATTGATCAAGCACATGAGGCAGGTCTTATTGATAAGACCAAACAGAACATATATGATCCCGAATATAAGACACCTGACTTTGATACTGTTAACATCTCTGGCGATCATCTACATGACACAGACGCACAGATATTCCACAATGTAGTTTCTCGTGGAGTATATGGTGATAAGAAGTCTTTACACGACGAAGTAAGTCCTGCTATGTTTCTCAAGAAGATAGAGAATCTGGCATACCGTAATGCAATCTACAAGAATATGATTGACGTTACATTACCGGGACCGGGATTCATTAAGTCTGGTGGTACTGTTGGTGACAAGATTAAGATCAATGTATTGAATGATGATAACGGTAAGGATGGTGGACTTGATAGACTGAGGAGTGGTGATTTCCTTGTTTACAATACAAGACATACCTTTAAGAACACTCGTCACGATGTGGCACTTACCGTGTTCAAATTAGAGAAGGGATCAAAATGATTAAGTATTATGGAGACAAGACACGATGGTTCGTGGGCGATGTCATTGACGGAACACCCCCTTATGGTTTCGAAGGTAGGGTACGAGTGCGCATACACGGTGTACATAATCCGTCTGCTCGTCAAATAGCACAGAACGATCTACCTTGGGCACAGGTTGTATTACCAACTACCGAAGGTGGTGTGTCTGGTTTGGGTACTACTCCAAGAATAGAATCAGGGGCACTAGTCTTTGGTTTCTTTATGGACGGCAAACAGTCTCAGGTTCCCTTGATCCTTGGGTCAATACCTCGTACCGAATACCCTAGTCCAGTACAGAAATCTGTTGCATATCAAGATCTAACCGAAAGAACTGATCCTAACACAGAGTTCTACAATATATCTGTATCAGGTATCAATGAGAATGATCCTTCCCTTGGCAACGAATTGTCTAAGCAACCTATCACAGAAGTGATGGCAAAGTATCGTAGAGATATTGCTGTTAGATTCTTTTTGTCAAATGGTTACACAATCAAGCAGTCGTGTGCTATCGTGGGTATTATGGCAGAGACAAACCCTACATTCGATACTACTTATGAGAATGCAGGTGGTCTTGGATTGATGGGATGGAGCGACATAAGATTAACTCGACTCAAACAGTTTAGTACTTCGTGGATGTATTTTAGCGTACAACTTGCCTTCATTATGTTTGAACTAAATACTACAAAGGTAGATGCGAACGTTCGTATACTTAACTCTGATGTTATTGATAAGAGTAAAGGTAAGTCTTTAGGTGAGATACTTTCTCGATTCTATGCTCCTATTGTAAACGATTATAGTTCCCAAGTCAAGAGAGTATATGAAATATATGCTAATAAGGTATAACGATGTCTAAGATAGATACAATCAATGCTAAACTTTCCTCCAATGCCAAACAGGTCGGAGCAGAGTCGCACACTGGTAATATTTTACAAGCGGCAAAGAATGCTACCGAAGTAAAGAAAGCAAACACGTTGACCGTGCTTGGTAGTGACGTAGGTGTGTTGACGAATGGTTATGAGAGTTTAGACAACTGTCCTATTAGTCAGACCGATCCAAGCAAACTATTAAATAATGTATTATCAGGTGATACCTCTAGTAAGTTGAATCAGATGATGCCTAGTGCCACAGCATTCCCTAGTACTGATCCTGCCGCATTCAAGGTAAAGACACTGGGTGCCGCGACTACCTCAATGGTAGCACAGGTTATCCAAACAAATGTATTCGATAGCGCAGGTGATCTAGTAGGACACGATTCTGCATCCTTGGGATCATTGGTTCCTACCGTGACACTTGGTGCTGATGTAACTCAGAATGTAAATGAAGTAATGACTTCCTTGACTGGAATCGTACCTCCACTCGAACCAATTACTATTGTGTCTTTGGGTGGGTCTGCCGTAGATGCTATCGCAGGTGCTATAGGAGAAGCAAAAGATTCTAAAGCAACTATCCTCGCGAAGATATCCACTGTGGCAGGTGAAGCAAGTAAACAAAGCGGTGGTGTTGGACAGGATGCGTTGAAAGGTAATGCCGCCATGAAGGAGGTAATGCAGAAAAAAGATTCATTAGTCGGTGATATTCTGGGTGCGGTAAGTGCCGTAGAAGGTCTTGCTGATACTGCCGCTGAAACTGCCGCAAATGCTGTAGGATCTGCGCTTGGTGGACTACAAGACAAATTAGAAACTACTGTCGGTGATCTTACTGAATCTATTGAAGACTCCGATGGATTGGATAAGTTATTGAGTAGCATCACTAAGGCAGTAGGCGAAGGTATTTCTAATATTGTTGGTCAAGTTGCTGATGGATTATCTGATGTGGTAGGTTCGTTACAAGTATTGGGAGAACAATTGACAGGTACATTGAGAAGTGCTTTCGCAGGTGCGATAGGTGGGTTGCCATTATCTGATGAAAAGGTTTCCGAATTAACACTTCTTATGCAAAAGGGTGATGATGTTTCTAAGACTAAAGCGGCAGTGATACTGGCACAAGCGGCAGATCCTAGTCCTGCTATGAAGAAGGTTATTGCTGAAGCAGGTGATAATGCTTCTACTGTAACTGGTTTTAAAGAACTAGTAGAGTCTAAAGCAAGGGCGGCAGGTATTCCTACCGCAGAAGTACAGAAGTTTAGTTCTACTCAAGACAAGATTGAATCATCATTAGAAGCAGTGACTACTACTATCGCAGGATCTAATGTATCCGAAGCAGGTACATTCTATAAAGAAGAAGTCGATCTAGCAGTCCTTGCCAAAAGATATAAAGAATCAAGTACTAAAGTATTCCCTTATGTTAACTCTAAGGAAGAACTTCAGTTAGAGATCTTCAAGACAACTCGTGAAGTTAGCGAGATAGTTGTCCATGCCACCGAGAGTTACACCAATGCTAATATCGGTAGTGAAGAGATTCATATACGACACATCGAAGCAGGGCATGATGGTATTCAATATCACTATGTCATTAGGCGCGATGGTACACTACAACGCGGTATCCCAACGGATACTCCGAGTACTGCCAGTGCTATTCTGGGTCACGACAAGAACTGTATTGATGTTGTATTGGTCGGTGGTGTTAACGTACCGTCCGAAGCAGACTATCCGTTGTTGAATCTAAGTGCTTCATCATTTACCCAAGCACAGATGAAGACTCTAGAAGCAATATGTGAATCATTCTACCTGAAAGTTTCGGGTGGTCAAGTGATGGGTCATAATGCTATAGATCGAAACTCTCAAGATCCATACTTTGATGTTGTGTCTTATGTCGAAAACAAGTTCGGCAAGAAGAGTGTGTACGAAGACCTTCTGACCGAAACATCATTATCACTGAAAGACTTGATTACGAAGAGAGCAGTATGACTACAACAAATAAAAAAGTATCAATAGGTGACAATCCTTCAGTAGAGAATACCGAAGGAGTACCAATTGATGGTTTCCAAGATCCTACAGGCGAGTATCCCAAGAGAGAATACCACTACGGATCTTCGATAAACAAATCTGCTCGTGGACTAAAGGTAGAGAACCTTTATCTGGGTGGTGGTACCGAAGGGGTATCGCTGAATCTAGAAGACCAAGAACCTTCTCGTTTCCCTTTCAACCAAGTCAAAGAGACTTCCTCTGGACATATCATCTCATACGATGATACTCCCGGTGGCGAACGCGTACTTATCAAACATCGTACAGGCGCAGGTGTAGAAGTTCGGGCAGATGGATCTGTTATTATCTCTTCTTTGAATAACAAGGTTGAAGTAACTGGGGGTGACCAAACTGTTATTGTTGAAGGTAATGGTAAGTTGGTGTATAATGGTAACCTCAACCTAGAAGTTACTGGAGATTACAATGTCAATGTTGGGGGTGACTACAACGTCAACACTAATGGCAATCAAAACACCAAGGTAAGAAAGAACAACATAACCGAAGTAGGATTGAACACAAACTATCTTACCAAAGGAACTCACGTCCAGAAGACAGTAGAACACGAGTCGCGTATAGTATTGGGTAACGAGAATCATATCGTTAAGGGATACTGGAGAAACCAGATTGGCGCAGAGATCGAGATGTTCACTGGTAACCGTTTCCAAGTGTCGGCAGAAGAAGAGTTTGCGATCACCGCACTCCAAGGTAATATCTCTGCGACCGAAATATCAGTAATTGGTATGAAGGGCGTGATTGGTGGTGAGGCAGTTGAGTTTACATCTCCTGTCTATATGGGGCCACAGGGTGCTGTACCATTTACTTCTGGCGCATCTTTCTATGGTTCATTTCACGGACAGGCACTAGAAGCAATCAAATCTAACTATGCGTACAAAGCAGAGAATGCCAAGACTTCCGAGAAAGCAAGTAAGGAAAGTCCGGGACAACCAAGCGGTGGTGCCCCAGAAGTACCTACCAATATGGAGAGTGAAGTTCCTGTTAAACCAGTACCAATTTGTGATGCTGTCTCTGGCATACTCTCTGATGGTCATCTTTCTATCCGTGCTGTTAAAGTAGATCCAAAGGACGCATTAAGAAACTCATTATTATTACGAGACGATTACGCAGGGTTGTTCGAGAAAGACCCAACCATCGATGAGATTAGATCAACGCTAAGAGACGTTGCCAACCGTACAATTACGAATGCCGAAGATAATAAGTTTGTTGACATAATGATACAGAACGAAGTGATAAGTGCCCAATGGGAAGCACCACTACCATTCAAGATAGGTCGTGTTGCGAAAGGAACTGCTACAACTCCTAAGTTTGGATACACTCCATTAGGCAACTCAATAGACCATAGAGGAAAGATATTCAAATGATAGTTTTACCTGACCAGAAGTTCAACCCTAACTTCCAAGACATAATATTGTCTAGTACAAAACTAGCACCGGGAGTGGCATTGTCCAAGTTCCTTGGTACGAAAGGTAACCCTTGTAGTTTGACCACAGTATCAAAGTATCAAAATAACCAGACAGAACGGAAACAACTCGCACGGAACCTATACCTCCACGCAGAACTGTTCCGTAGTGTTAACGGCAATACTGATATGTTCAAGGACGTTCGTTTGATTGTGACCGAAGGTGTCTACCGTGGTGGCCCAATAGAAACAGTCGCAGGTGATAACCTCACTAAGCAAGAAGGTAGATTGGTAGTATATAAGGTTATTGACGAAGACGGAAAGATCGATTATGAGAGAACGTTTGATCTAGCAGTGTATTGGAAAGACTATATGAACTACGATAAACTCTCATTAGAATACGATATGTGGAATCCTAATGGTGTACTGAATGCCCAGATAGCAGTCGAGACACCCAAGGTACCAGAGTCTTTTGATATATCATTTGGTGGTAAAGTACAGACTAACTTTAATGGGTCGCTTTTATCGGCAGATGAACTCACAGAAGTTCTAGAAGATGTATAAATAGAACTATAAGAATTTTAGGATAGTAAGATGGCAAGAGCATTCTCAGTAGAAGACGGTAAACTTGATAACCAAGTCACGTTAAACGCTACAAATAATCGCGAGTACATAGACATTGATATGTCTTTCTCTGCGAAACCGACTGGTGACGTTTATAAAAAGAATGCTGTGGCGGCAGTTAAGCAGTCACTCAAGAACCTATTAATGACAGCACGAACCGAGAAACCATTCCAAGCATACTTTGGATGTAATCTCAATTCGTATTTGTTTGAACTTGCGGACGCAGGAACAGTAGGTGAGATCAAGATTGCTATCCGAGAGAATGTAAGAGTGTATGAACCAAGGGTTGATCATAAGAAATTGGTAATCCGATGTGTATTGTCTCCGAACGATAACACTCTTATAATAACATTAGTTTTTAACGTATTGAATTCTGGCGAACAAGCAGAGTTCACAACACGACTGAATAGGTTACGATAATGGCAACAACAATACACAGTTCTTCTTTAGACTTCACAGCGATAAAGAATAATTTAAAGACATATTTACAGCAACAGTCTGAGTTTAAAGACTACGACTTTGAAGCGGCAGGTCTTTCAAATATTCTTGATGTGTTGGCATACAACACGCACATGAATGGACTGACTGCCAACTTTGCCTTGAACGAATCGTTCTTGAATACTGCACAGTTGAGATCCAGTGTTGTGTCACACGCAGAGACTTTGGGTTATGTTCCTGCGTCTAAGAGTGCCGCACAAGCGACAGTCAACCTATCCTTTAACATTGGTATCGACCAAGAAGATGTACCTGAGAAATTACAGGTATCTTCTGGTTATAAGTTTACCTCTTCTGTTAACGATGCGTCATATACATTCCAGACTCAAGAGTTAATCGAAGCAACAAACGATGGTAATAACTTCTTCCAATTCCAAACACTAGAGGGATCCACAGAGATTCCTGTCTTCGAAGGTATTGCTAAGACTAAGACATTCTTCGCAGGTGAAGATACCGAAGGTACGTTGTATATAATCCCAGATATAAACATGGATAGATCTACTGCTGTAGTAAAGGTATATGAGAGCGCAACTTCTGGTGACTTTACCTCATACATTAACCTAGAGGTCGCAACTAACATTGACGTAACAACTCCTGCTTACATACTCAAGGAAGCACCTAATGGATACTATGAGTTGTCGTTTGGTAATGGTTCTACTTTAGGCGCAGTACCTACCGCAGGTTCTAAGGTCACAATAGAATACTTATCCGTAGATGGTTCTAATGCCAACGGTGCAAGATTGTTTGAACCAGTTAATACTATCGAAGTAACCGAACCCACAAGTGGTATCGGTCTAGAACGATTACCTATTGTATCTACTACTAACCGATCAGTCGGTGGTTCTGCCAAAGAGTCACTTGCGTCTATTCGTAAGAACTCTCCTTATCGCTATGCCACACAGAACAGAATGGTAACCCATGCTGACTATGCATCATTAGTACTTCGTACATATGGTTCATTGATCAGTGACATAATTGCTTGGGGTGGAGAAGATAACCTAGTACCAGAGTATGGTATGGCATTCCTCTCTATCAAGTTCAAGTCAGACGTAACTGACAGTCTCAAAGAAACAACTAAAGATAACATCCGTGTGTTGGTGGATCAATTGTCAATTGCCTCCTTTGGATTGAAGTACACAGATCCAGTACTAACTTTTATTGAAAACAATGTGTTCTTTCAGTATAACCCAGATTACACTAACTTGTCAATCAATGCTTTACAGGAATCTGTAAGAAACGTGATGACTAGTTACTATACGACTAACACTGGTAAGTTCGGACAAGCATTCAGACGTTCGCAACTACTCGCATTGATTGATGACGTGAGTCCTGCTATCCTATCTTCTCGTGCAGATGTTAAAATGCAACAACGTTTCACCCCCTCTGGTGGTGTAGAAGGTAACTTCAGTTTTGACTTCCCGACTCAAATATCTAATCCTCTGATTGATCAGAAGGTTATTACGTCTTCGGTATTCAAAAAGACTACTGCCAAAGGATTATTGAACTGTCAGATAGTAAACAAAGAGACAAAGAACATCGTAACGATTGATACACTAACATCGAACGTAGTTGTTGTTGGTAAAGTTAATACAGTTAATACTGCCGCAATTGGCGAGAACAATATAACTACCACGTCCTCTTCTACCCAAGAAGTTCAACAAGGTCTAGTATTACAGATCATTGATACTGGTACAGGTGATGTTGTTGTAGATAATGTAGGATACTATATACCCGGAGCAGGTATAGTGCATCTAGTAGGATTCAAAGCAGACGAATCTACTGAGATCAAGATGAGCGTAATACCTGCCAACCAGAGTGCGATAGTACCAAATAGAGAATACATTCTCGAATACGATAACACTAGACTAAGTGCTAAAGGTCTGCGTACTACAGCGAGTAACTAATGCCAAACCATACTATCTTTGATAAAACACTAGTAGACACGAATAGACGTGACATCAACCTTAGAGAACCCCAAGTTGAGTCCGTCTTACCCGATCATATTCTAGCAGAGTATCCGAAGTTTGTCTCGTTTCTAAAACACTACTATGACTTTGAGTCACAGAATACATCCTTAACTCGTTTCTTAAACAATATGTTCGAGACGAGGGATGTTACACAGACTGACAAAGATCTACTAAGTTATTTCGAAGACGAGTATCTATTAGGTCAGAACTACTTCAAAGGTTTCGTAGATAAGAGGACTGCTGTTAAGTACTCTAGTTATCTCTATAGAACCAAGGGTACTAGATACTCTATACAACAATTCTTCAAGACATTCTTTGACATTGAACCAGATGTGGTGTATACTAAACAATATATATTTACATTAAATGAATCAAAGGTAGGTGCAGAATCATCTAGATTTCTCACCGACAACAAATTATATCAAACCTTTGCTGTACAGATTAGATCAGAATTATCTATCGCACAGTGGAGAGATGCCTATAAGTTGATCGTTCATCCCGCAGGAATGTATCTTGGTGGACTTACACAGATCGTAGGTGCCGCAGGATTCGATAATGCTCAGTACGATCCGGGTCAAGCAATTAAACCACCAATCGTATTGGAAGGTGAAGGTGGATTTACAACATTAGGATTCGAGCAGAACACCGCACTATTCGACTTTGGTATAACAAGTGACGCAGGTAACGTATTGAAGTTTAGAACTAGATTGGGTAGTAGCGCAGGTAAGGCAAAGGATAGTGATCAACTCGCACTAGGTATTCCACGCGGTAATGATTGGTCAGATCTTGAGAATCTTACTGTCGATAACCTTGACAGAATGTATTCTAGTCTTGGTGAGTACCTCACTCCAGATAGTCCAACGTTGGATGATGATAGTGATGGATCAACATTGTACAGTGGATTCGACTTATCTTCTAGCGAACTGATCGACCAAGAGACATTCACTTGGAACCCTGCTGTGACTAGGTTCGACTCTGATAACTCATCATTGCTAGTTACAGATACAATAAATAGAGGAGCAATACGCTCCGTAGGCGATTCCGATTCTGAGATATCTTTGCGTGAGATAATCAGAAGAGGGATGTAAATAATAGTATAAATAGAAGTAATAATATTCGGGAAGTAAGATGACTAGACAAGTATTAAACAGAGGAACGATTGCGAATGATGGCACAGGCGATACGCTTCGCGGTGCCGCATTAAAGATCGAACAGAACATTATCGAGATCTACAATAAGTTAGGTGACGGTGATGCACTGACTCCTCTTATTGACTTTGACTCCAGTGGAATTATATTTAAAGATTCCGCAGGTGGATCATTCTCGTCTCGAATTGGTGTTGTTGCTCCGACTGCTAGTAACCTAATCTATGTCCCGAATGCTTCGGGTCAGTTGGTTATGGATGCCGCAACTCAGACACTCACCAATAAGACTCTGACTAGTGCGGTTCTTACCACTCCTCAGATCAACGACACTAGTGCTAATCACCAGTATGTTGTTGCAGTAAGTGAACTTGCCGCAGACAGGACAGTCACACTCCCATTGTTGGGTGCCGCAGATGAGTTTACATTCAATAGTCATACACAGACACTTGTTAACAAGACACTTACTGCTCCACGAATAGATAATATTCGTATGGGTGACGGTGATGGTATACTTGATAGTGCAGGTAACGAACAACTATTATTTGTTGCAGACTCCTCTTCTCCAGTTAACTATCTTCGCATTACAAGTGGACGTACCAATGTTGCACCGATACTTAAAGCAGTAGGCGAATCTACTACTTCATTGTCATTGCAAGGATCTGGTAATGGTGCTGTACAGATTGACTCTAAACTTGTTCTTAAAACACAAAGTGTGGGTGGTGCAGGTGCGTTAAGTGTTAATGTTCCAGTATCAATTATCGTGAATAATTCTGGTGCAGATTATACTCTACCCAATGGTACTCAGACTGGTGAAGTGAAGTATATAACCAACACAAAGAATGTCAATGCCGTTATCAAACCAACATCATCTAACATTGGTGCAGTTTCTACTATAACATTGACACAAAATGACTCAGTAATGCTTATGTGGTTCACCAACCAATGGGCAATAATAAATACATATGGTGCGTCTACTGGATCCTCTGATCCGGCAGTTGCGTAACAACATAAATTAGGAATAGATAAATGCCAGTAGTAACCGATACATTTAAAAAACAAGTCTTGGATGATCTCCTTGCCGATCAAGTCAGTGCGTCCATAAGATATTATGCCGCAATTGGTAGATCAGAAGACTGGAACGATTCGGATGTGGCAACTGTTCCTACGAATGATGCCGCAAGTGCGCGAGATGCTCGTGGTGGTTTCCAATCACTCAAACTTATTGAGGATGCCTCTTATGTCACTCCTCGTAGAATCTGGATTGCTAACCTGATCTATTCTGCCTTTGATGACAATGATGTTGGGTTCCCAGTGAATCCTTTCTATGCCATCAACTCTAACAACGAGATCTACATTTGTTTGGAGCAGGGTAAGAAGCAGGATGGTACCTCTCAGTTGTCTACTATTCAACCTACAGGTAATACTATTGGTTCTCCTTTCCGTACTGCGGATGGATACACTTGGAAATTCCTATACTCTATTGGTGCATTGAGAGCAGACAAGTTCTTATCCTCTGCATATCAACCAGTACGGTATGTTGCCTCAACTGACTCAGACAGTCCTGCCGAAGATCTTCAACAAGAGATCGTACAGAACAATGCAATTCCGGGACAGATCTTAGGATACGCAATCACCAACGGTGGTACTGGTTATACTTCTACTCCTACAGTAAGCATTATCGGTAACGGTACTAACGCAAGAGCATATGCAGTTAAGTCTGGTGAAGTAATCATCGACATTAAAGTTGTAGCAGATAGTTCTGGCAACTCTAGTGCGTCTTACTTCGGTAAAGACTATGACTATGCTAACGTAGTTATTACTGGTGGTGGCGGTGACTCGTGTACTGCACGTCCTATTATAGGACAACGTGATGGTATCGGTGCTAACCCAGTAATTGATCTTAAATCAAATGGTATGATGTTTAATACAAAACCAGAAGGAATAGAAGGTGGTGACTTTGTTACAGGTGATGAGATCTTCCGTCAAGTATCACTCGTTCGTAATCCTCGTGTTGACTCTGCAAATGGGACTCTTCTCACTTCTACCACCGCTAGGGTCTTAGACAAGATTCGATTCAACTCTGGTGCGTTCTTGAAGTCTACTGTACAGAAGTCTACCATTAGTGGTGCGACCTCTGGTGCTACAGCAATTCTTGATGACACAAATGATTCGGATACTGTATGGTATCACCAGAATACAACAACAGGATTTAAACCTTTCGCAGTAGGAGAAACTGTGTCGGTAGTTGGTAATGCATCTATCACTGGAGTTATTGCCGCAAAGACTCAGGGCGAAGCAGATCCTTACTCTGGAGATCTCCTATATATAGATAACCGATCACCAGTAACACGATCTACCGACCAAACCGAAGACTTGAAAATAGTAATCACTATCTAGGATTAAGAAATGCCAAATACGTTTACAGAACAGACAATGAGATCGACCTATAAGGACGATTATAAAGATAGTGATAATTACTCACAGATCTTATTCAACGCAGGTCGTGCGCTTCAAGCGCGTGAACTTACGCAGATGCAGACTATCATCCAGAAAGAAATCCAACGGTTTGCTAATAATGTATACACCAAAGACGGTGTGGCAACTCAGACTGGTGGTATAACTGTTCAGAACTGGCAGTTTGCCAAGATCTCGAATGATGCGAACAACACGTTCGATACTACTGATAACCTTAACGGTGTTGTCCTTACTGGTTCACAGTCTAGCATTAAGGTAAAGGTTTACCGTGCAGTCGCGGCAACTGGTACTGATCCAGATACAATCTACATTCAGTATCTAGAAGATCCTACTGCTCGTAGTCCTGCTACTACTTTCCTAGAACCTGCTCGTGTAACTCCGGGAGAAGTTCTTTCTAATGGATCGAACATCAACCTGACAGTACAGACTACTAACACAACTGCAAACCCTGCTATTGGTACTGCGTGTGCGGTAGAAGTCGGTTCTTCTGAATTCTATGTTAAAGGACACTTTGTATTTACACCAAAGCAAGAGTTGATCGTATCTAAGTATTCGGCAGATGCAACGGCAGACATTGGTTATAAGATTGTACAAGATGTTGTTACTGTATCTGATACAGATGACTTATATGATAACCAGAATGCAACTCCTAACCGTTCAAGTCCCGGTGCTGATAGACTACGAATCAGACTTACTTTGGCAAAACGATCATCATTGGTCGCAGGTGAGACCTTCGTATACTATGCTACTATGTTCCGTGGTGTTATGGAGAACGAAGTAACTCAGAAAGAAAACTATGGTTTCCATGATCATGTCGCTACACGCGTCCGTGAGATTCATGGTGACTTCATTACAAAATATTGGAAGATTGGTATTGCTCCAGACGCAAAGAGTACAACCAACTTCATCATGCGAGTAGATCCGGGAACTGCATATATTGACGGTCACCGTATTGCTACTAAGCAAACTCAAAGTCTTATTGTTCCTCGTGCTACTGATACTATTGTTCGTGAAGAAGATCAGGTTGGTGTTGACTACGGCAACTACTTCTACTTCAACGATGGCGTTGGTATGTTGGATATCGATGTCTGTGAATCAGTTAACCTTTATAAAGGTACGGCAGGGCAAGACTCAGTAATTGGTACTGCTAACATTCGTGCGATTACCGAAGGTGCTTCGGGTACAAGAGTAGGTGGAAACTCTTACGATAGCGTACCTGCATTTAAGGCACACTTATTCAATATCAATCGTACTAACTTTAACTGGTCACTTGCAGACGTTTCGTCTATCAAGTCTGTTGCAAACACTCATTATGTCAATACTGTTAAGACAACTAGTAGTGGCAATTCGATTAACAGTGCGGCACTACTTCACGAACCAAAGAAGAATGCTTTAATCTTTGATACGCCTTTGCGTAGACCAAAGAACTTCTCTGATGTCACTATGACATTTATGAAGAAGTATAACTTCACTTCTAGTGGTACCACTCACTTGATTAATCTAACTGATGCAGGTGAATCATTCGTTCGTGCTAGTGATGTGATTGTCGCATCTACTACAGATTTTAATCCGAACGGTGTATCTGCCGCGATCTCTACCGCAGGTAATAAGAGAATAACTTTCTCTGGTCTTACTGGTAGTGTCGCATACGAAGTTATCGTATTCATTAAGAAGACTAATGCTACTGTTAAGTCCAAGACCCTAACGTCTGCGACTGTTACTGCCGCATTGGATTCTGATGGTCAAGGTCGTTACTTCTTAGATCTTGGTCAATCAGATGTCTATAGTGTTGAACGTATTCGTAAGACTAACTCCGATGGATCAGATCTCTTTACTAACTTCTTGTTTGATGCAGGTAACCGTACTACTCACCAAGCAGATGGTAAGTTAATCTGGTCTGGTGGTGGTCTTGATAGTTCTACAGATGGTCAAGTCTTTGCTCGATACAAGTACTTCGCAAACTCTACCGCAGGTTCATTCTTTGCAGTCAACTCTTATGATGGTCAGTTAGACTATCTTGATGTTCCTGCTCAGAAACTACCTACTGGCGGCAAGGTATCTTTGCGTGACGCAATCGACTTCCGTCCTTCAATGAACGGTTCTGGTGCGTTTAGTGCAACTGATGTGCCACCTTTACCAGTACCATCCGATACAATTATCGCAGATGCCGAATACTACTTGCCTCGTGCAGACCGTTTGGTTATCTCAGACAAGAGCGAACTACGTTATATTACTGGTTCATCTTCTCTTAATCCTAAGTTCCCTGACATTCCAGTGGATTGTATTGATCTTTATAAGGTTAAGTTAGGGGCGAACACTCTACACACCCAAGATCTCAAAACAACTATTATCCCTCGTAAGGGATATACGATGCAAGACATCAACAAGTTGGAACAGAAAGTTGATCGTCTAGAAGAGATGACTACACTTTCATTACTTGAGTTGAACACTAAGTTCTTACAAGTATTAGATAGTGCTGGTGATGATCGTTCTAAGGCAGGTTTCTTTGTAGATAACTTCTCTAACCATTCCCACACTTCGATAGGTACTAATGTCGGTGGCGGTGGTAAGTCTTCGATTGATCCCCATGCTAAATTGATGCGTCCTACTTACTCAGAAGATGCTATCGATATGTACTATGATAGTAATCACTCTCTACAGTTAAACACTGTTAAGCAAGGCGATTTCGTTACACTAAACTACTCTACGGTTGGATACCAGTCACAAGAACTTGCATCTAATACAGAGAACCTTGCGCCATTCTATGTACAGACTTCTATTGGCGCATTGTCAATATCTCCTGAAACCGATAACTGGTTTGATACACAGAAAGTCGGTGAGACTGTTGTAGGTACAGCAACCGAACTAGACTTAACCCATGCTTTATCTTGGAACAACTCTGAGAACTCTTGGTATGGTGTTGATCCTAGTGAACTAGATGTTGGTGATGCTTCTAACTCATTCATCTCTGGTACTTCTACTCAGGTTACTCACGATTCATTAGACCCAATCCTCATTGGTACTCAACAAACCGAGCATCTTGGAGAGTGGGTTAAAGTTGGTAACGTAACTGATGTTGAAACACTATTCACCGAAGTAGTAGAAATCTCTAGGGAACGTGAAGAAGAGATCTCACGAACTACCATCGATTCTTATTGGCAAGCAATACAAGATGGCACTTATGAAGATTACTGGGGCAACTGGGACGGTCACTGGGATGGCGTGAACTGGGATAGTCTCTATGGCGTAGGCACTAACTTCTTCACTGGTGACTTTGGTCTAGGTGGAAACAGTTACGAGGGCGGTGGTCTTTATGGATGGGGATCATTCGATTGGTCATTCGAAGAAATCACTACAGATATGTGGGATGTTATTACTTCTGAAACAAGAGATACTGTACGGACTGCTAATACTTCTACATACGAGACTACTCGAACAATCAATACAGAGAATACCTACGAAGGTACTGTAGAGACAACTACTGCCACAAGCACTTCAAGCACAGTAAACCGTGTTGCAAGTGAGTCAACTATTCGAGACATTATTGGTAGTCGAATCGTAGATGTTGCAGTTATACCATTCATGCGTCCTATTAGAATCAACTTCAAAGCAGAAGGACTTCGTGCTAACACACAGTACTTCCCATTCTTTGACGGTGAGAACGTATCTACTTTCTGTAGAGAAGAGACTGTATACCAAACTTATGGTGACAAGTCTTATACTCTTGCACAAGGTGTTGAGGATGATGAGGGGACTCAACGTCCTACTCAGGATCACTCACAAGGAAAGACTAACTTAGTCGCCAATGCAGACGGTGAGATCATAGGTTCTTTCGAAGTTCCTAATGGTACTCACATGAGATTCAAGACTGGTAGTCGAACATTTGCGATGTATGATGTTAATGCTTCGGATCGGCAATCGGCAATGTCTTTTTGTGAGACAGTATTTACTTCGGCAGGTGTTTTGAACAAGACCGAAGATAACGTACAAGTAACTCGCATACTCAAGATTGTTGGTGGATCGACTGTTGCAGTTGAATCCACTACGGCAGTTGAGAATACAGTATGGACAGAAAGTGTTGTAACTACCGAAGTTGCCACCGATGTTAGATCAACATCTACTACTACTGTAATCGCAGGGGATCAGTCAACTACTCGCGAACACGTCGGTCAGACTGTCGTAATAGATCATGGTTGGGGAACTTATCCAGTAGATCATACTACTGACACAGTAACTCCTCCCGGTGGTTCTGGTACACCAGAAACTCAACCTGCCGCAGAAGTTCCTGCCAGAAATAGAGGTAAGGGCAATCGAGGAATGCAAGATGGTGGCGCAAGATATGTCGATCCTATTGCACAGACTTTCCAAGTACTAGAAGCAGGTGGTATCTTCATGCCTAGCGTCGAAGTATACTTTGCGACTAAGGGTAGCACTTCGGTAAGATGTGAGATTCGTCCTGCTGTTCAAGGAAAACCTTCTTCTACTTCTATCTTGGCATTCAAGGTTCTTAAAGCAAGTCAAGTTAACTTGGTATCGGCAGGTTCTACAAACAAAGAGATGCTACAAAACTCTACTAAGTTTATATTTGACAACCCTCTGTTCCTTGCTCCGGGAGAATACTCAATTGTATTAATTCCTACAGACAACAACCCAGACTATAATGTCTATGTTGGTACTGTTGGTGAGTTCCAGTTGGGATCAAGTACTTCGTTTATATCACAACAACCGACTCTGGGTGGATTCTTTAAATCTCAGAACGGTAAGTTATGGGAACCATCTAGTGACATTGACTTATGTTACAGACTTAACTGTTGTCAGTTTGTTAGTAGCGGTAATGCGATATTTGAGAACAGTAATGTATCACCACAAGCACTAGGCAAAGACCCATTACTTGTTGACTCAGGTAGTAACGTTCGAGTAATGTTACAGGGTCATGGTTTACGCGCAGGTGATATGACTTGGATTCGTGGTATTGACTCCGCAACTAACTTTGGTAATGGTCTTACTGGTGCTGATGTAATTGGCCCTAGAACAGTCATCCAAGCAGATAACTCTGGTTACACATATGCCGCAGATGCTAACGTAACTTCTCGTAAGTGGTTCGGTGGTTCTTCTGTGACTTCACAACGTAACATTAACTTTGACAGACTCAAACCAATAATGAACTTAACTCAACCTTCTTCGACTAACATTACGTTGTCTATGAAGACTACTAGTCAATCTGCTCTGGCAGGTGATCAGACTAGGTTCGTAAAAGATAGTAAGTTTAGTATTGTTGAGAATAACAAGTGGATTGAGTTTGCTCAACCAAAAGCAATCTACAATAGACGTACCGAGAACTTGACTGGTGCAGGTAAGTTAGCAGGTGAGAGATCTTCTACTCTACAGGTTACTATGGCAACGACTAACCCATTCCTATCTCCAGTACTTGATCTGGAAGGAATGAGTCTGAATGCTTGTGCTAACTTGATATCTAAACAAGACTCTGCCGCAACTGTCGGTTACAATGTTCCGTTAACTTATGTATCAGAGAGATCACCTCTCAACGGTACCGAATCTGCGAAGCATATAACTAAGGTTACTACTCTAACAGATGCCGCAGTTGGTCTAAAGGTATTACTTGCCGCTAACCGTCCTCCTGAGTCTGACTTCCAGATTTACTGGAGAGTGGCGAGTGGTTCAGATCCTATCCAGAAGATGGCATGGACTATTGCACCTGCCGAAGTATCTCCACAACCAGATACGAACAAGAACGTGTTCCGTGAGTATCGTTACCTAGTAGGTGGTGAAGGTGGTACTATGAATCCATTTACTCAGTTCCAAGTCAAGATTGTTATGCGATCTACTAACAGTGCGAAATGTCCTACCTTCCGTGACTTACGCATAATGGCATTGGCAGTATAATGAAACGCACATTGACTGCTGTAAAAGATGAACCCGATTTTGCCAGAGATGGTGAGTCGGGTGGCATTATTAATATAAATAGAACTGAGATACAGAATGCTAAAGAACGGAAGAAGAACCGCCAAGCAAAACTTGCGGATGAAAAGAATCTGAAGGATAAGGTAAGTAATCTCGAAAATGATATGCGAGATATCAAATCCTTACTTTCACAACTAGTAGAGAAACTATAGATGTCAAGACCATTTACTAAATTATCAGACTCGTTTAAGATATTACGAGACAACCTGAATACGACATCGTATAACGTTGGCGATCCAGATAACTTACTTACTTATGGTGACAGTGATGTTGTCATGGCAATCAATGAGATCGAAAGAGTCTTTGATGCTTCGGCAGGTGAAATATTATATCCTACTGGTAATGCACTACAGGGCGAAACCCAAACACGACTATTGATTAGTACTGCACAAGCAAGTGGTACTGATATCCAATTTAATGTCGGAGCAAACTTCAACGTCAATGCAGTGGGTGATATTAACCTAGATGCAGGTGGAGCGAACATCAACTTCCTTGATGATTCGGTTGCGCGTTTCAACTTTACATTAGGTGCAACTAACGTAGTAGACGTTACTGGTATCCTTGACCTTAATATTTCGAGTAACCTAGATGCAGATATTGCAGGTAACTCAGTACTTACGACCACTGGATCCCAAACCCAAGAGGGCACAACCCTTAACCTAGACTTCTCTGGTGATATCACCTTAGACGCTGATGGTAACGACATCATATTTAAGAATGGTGCAGGTGGTGATCAAGTAACGCATACTCTTCTCGACAATGCAAAGTACACTATTGCCGCACCTGATGACTACACTATTGATGCTGTAGGGGATATAGTACTTGATGCAGGTGGAGACAATATAACACTGAAGGATGCAGGTACTACTCGTATCGGTTATACCCTTGGTGCTACAAACACTATTGCGACTACTGGCAACTTAACAAACAATACGTCTGGTGCAGTAGTTGATTCTGCCGCATCATACACAGGTACATTCACTGGTGCATATGCTACTACCGCAGGTGGTAATCAAACTGCCACAGTGGGTGGTAACTATGTCCTAGATGCAAACGGTGACATAACCCTAGACGCGAACGGTAATGATATTATCCTTCGTGATGGTGCAGATGATCGAATCAAACACACACTTGGTGCTACTAACACTACTGCCGTGACAGGTAACTATACTGTCGATGCGTCTGGAGACATTGTTCTCGATGCAGGTGGTAATGACTTAGACATTAAAGGTGCAGGTACTACTCGTTTCGCATATGGTCTTGGTACTAGTAACACAATAGATGTTACAGGAAACTTAACACAGACTATTGCAGGTGCTTATTCAGATAGTGCTACTGGTGCTTATCATATTGGTGCTACTGGCGCACTTGACATTGTTAGCGCGTCAACTTTAGTAACTAGTTCTAAGGCACAGACCCACACATCTAACGGTGCATATAACGTCAATGTAACAGGTGCCGCTAAGATTGCCGCATCAACTACTATCACATTAGACGCGGCAGGGGATATTATCCTTGACGCGGCAGGTGATGACGTAATCCTTAAAGATGCAGGGACAGAGTACGGAAGATTCAAACACGCAGGTGCCAATCAATTAGGTATCTACTCTAATGGTATCCTGACTGCAACACTGAATGACTCAGACATTGTATTCAACAACGATGTTAACATTGAGAATGATCTTGATGTAGACCGTGACTTGAATGTTGATCGTAACACTACCTTAAATGGTAATGTTGATCTGGGTAATGCTACTGGAGATACTATCTCTTTCCTTGGTCGTGTTGATACAAACATCGTACCAAGCACAGACGGTACTCGTGACCTTGGTTCTGCCTCACTAGAGATGCGACATGGTTTCTTCGATGGAACAGTAACTACTGATAGTCTTGTCACAGACAGTGCAGACATTGCTAACTTTAATGTTGTTTCCAATACAATAAGTAATCCTAATGCAGTGACCCTAGATGGTGGTAATGCCATTAACCTAGACACTCATACTGGTTCTTTGACAATGAAGAAAGCAGGGACTACTCGTCTTGCATATACTCTTGCCGCGAACAACGTATTAAATGCGACTGGTAGTTTGACTACTAATGCTACTACCCTGATAAAGGACTCTGCCACTACTAGTCACACAACTGTAGCAGGTACTTCGATAGTACATACCGCAGGTACCACACTGACTAATACGTCTGGTGGCGCAATGACACAAACGTCTGGTGGAAACTGGACTGCGACTGTAACAGGTGCCGCCAAGATAGACGCGTCAACTACCATCACATTAGATGCGAATACAGACATTGTTCTTGATGCAAATAGTGGTAACGTATATCTCAAAGACAACGGTACTCAGTTTGGTCGATTCCAAAACAGTAGCAATCAATTAGATATATACTCTGGGACTACACTTGCAGTAGCAATGGACGCAAGCAAAGTAGAGATTCATGGTCGCGCATTCTTCGTAGACAGTGGCGTGAATACTGTGGCACAGAACATAGCAGGTTCTATCAATGAGATACATACTCAGTTAGATTCGGCAGTATCAGAGATCCTTGTTAACAAGGGAAACATTGCTACTAATGATGCAGAACTTGCAGTTCATCTTTCAAGACTCGATTCTGATAGTACTCAGTTGGCATTTAACATTGGAAGACTGGATTCTGATAGTACTCAGTTGGCAGTTAACATTGGAAGACTTGATTCTGATGCTACTTTCTTGCAATCTAACCTTGGTAGGATTGATACCAACTCAGCAAACATAGCGACTAACGTAAGTAACATTACTGCTGTCAATACTTTGGTAGGAACTCTGAATACATTAGATTCTTCTGCTCCGGGCGGTTTCTTCAAAGGTATAAATAATGATAGTATCGTTAAAGCGTTAAATGAACTGGCAACTAGAACTGTCCTTATCTATGACGAAAGCGGTACTCTTCTAAACTAAGTAGGAAAGAGAATGTCGAATAATAAGACATTACCGTTAAAGTTAAAAGACAGTGATGGTAATCTCCAACAGATCAGTGCAACGGAGAAGAACTATGTTGCCTACCTTGCAGGACTACAGAACGCGCAAGCGGATAGTAGTGATGTAGGTCTTCTCACGCTTGCCTCTAGTGGAAACCGAGGAATCGGTTCCACCCTAGACACCTACTACCCAGAACCAGTAGGTACGCATCCTTACGACCAAGTTTCGGTAATCAGTAGCACAAAGAACCTGTTCCAGATTAATGGTACGGCAAGCGAAGCAGATAGTGACTTCCGTCTACCCATTGCTCATTTCGGGGCGCACGTTTACGAACAACCTGCTTCGAACTTCAATGCCTTTAGTGATGAGATCAATGCTCGTATTGTTCTATCGGACTATCCGGGATCTTTAAAGTTATCTCCAACTGCTCCTAGTTCTGACTATAGCATACTAGTACCTTCTGTTCTGTTAGACAAACGTGCTGATTCCGCAGGTAATGCGATTGTCATTAACGATTACTCTATCTGGCGTAGAGATACAATGACTGCTCCTAGTGCTATCCTTGATAGTAAAGGCGGCATATCAAGTCTTGCAGGTATTAAGAGATCCAATGGAGACTCTGGTACATTCCAAGGTATACAGAAATTAACTGACAGGCAGATCCAAGTATCTGTTGGTCAACGCGCAAAGACTAGACGTGCTATCAGTGGCAACGTTGGTTCATACGAACTTCGTACTGCTTCGCAAGGTGCCCCTGCCTCTGGAACTTGGGCATCTAAGGGTACCGCTACAAACACTATTCGACTGGTCAATGAAATTGCGTACACAAGAACCAGTACTCGATCACGAGGTTCAGCATATGCAAGAACTCGTGTAGGTAACTATACAAGAAATTCTACTCGTAATGACCCACAGAACTTTGCAGGTAATTATGGAACTACCTATGTAGGTAACTATACAAGAACATTTGCAGGTAATTATGCAGGTGACTTCACTGGTAATTATGCTCGTGACTTCGTTGGTAACTATCAGCGTGGATTTACTGGTGACTATACTGGTAATTACACTGGTGACTATACTCGTAACTTTACACGAAACCGCGCATCTACATTTAACCGCACTAGGGCGAGTAATTACGCAGGTAATTATACAGGCAACTATGCCAGAAACTTTGAACGTACTCGCAACTCAAACTATATTCTTAGTCGTGTGTCAACCTATCAACGTGGGTTCGCAGGTAACTATACTCGTATAATAGCAGACCAATACGCAGGTAACTTCGTAGGTAACTATGCTCGTACTGGTATTGTTTCTAGAACAAGTGCTTACTCACGAACAAGAATTCAGAATAGAGTATCAAACTACTCTCGTGCTTTCTTAGGTAACTACTCAAGAGAATATCTGCGCACATCAACAGCAACAAGTACTACTGACTTTACTGGTGAATATTCTAGACAGTACCTCCGAACTCGTGTGTCTAACTATTCTCGTAACTTTGGTGGTAACTATTCAAGAGCATATACTCGCGCATTCATTGGTAACTATGCCAGAACATTTGCAGGTAACTTTGTTGGTAACTATGTGGGAGGTGCCACTACTTATGGTACTCAAACTGCCTATGGGAAAACTCGTATACAGAACAGGATAGTAACTTACATAGGTAACTATACACAGATTCGTACATCTCTCTATACAGGTAACTTTACGAGAGGCACTTATTTTACAGGAAACTATATTGGAACTAATTGGCCAACAAGTGAAGTAAATCGATATGTCGGTAACTACACTCAGGGATTTACTCGCATATATGTTGCGAATGCACAAAACTTCCAAGGTAACTACACAGGTGCGCAAATCTTTTATGGTGGGTTCTCAGGTGACTTTACTGATTATAGGTATGGTGGTTTCTACACTGGTGTAGAAAGTACCGTAACATTCACCGGTGACTTTACGAGAACTAGGGTAGCACTAGGAGCGTTTACTAGAGTATCTAATGTCGGTGATGGAAATTATCTTAGAAATAGTGGCGTTGGATACACTAGAACCAGAACATCTACTATAATCTCAGTAAGGGAAAGAGCAAGTACGAATATTGGTTATGCCAGACTTGGCCCCGCGAAAGGCGGCAGTCCGCTATACTATATTGGTGCAGGTTTCTATACAGGTAACTACACAGGCCTCCAAAACTTTACTGGCAACTTCCTTAGATTGTTTGTGGGCAACTACGTCCGTACCTTCAATAGATCTTCTAGTCGTCAGTTCAGTCGTCTAATATTGGGGTCAAGGTACTCAACCTTTACTGGCAACTATGTTGGTAACTATGCTCGTGCCTTTACTAGAACTTCTACACGAAATAGAGACAGCACTTACATTAGAACTCGAACCTCAAGTTACACAAGAAACTTTGAACGTACTCGTGTATCAAACTATACTCGCGACTTCGCAGGTAACTTCTCAAGAAACTTCAGTAGAATACGCGTTAGTTCTTACATAGGTAATTTCATTGGTAACTATTCTAGAATCTTTGTGGGTGACTATAGTAGAAACTATGCGAGAACATTCGTAGGAAATTACACTGGTAACTATCAGAGAACGTTTATTGGTAACTACACAAGAGATTATAACAGAACTTCTACGCGAACAAGTATCGTTAACAGAACCTCTGCATATAATAGAACTCGTGTATCAAACTATGCTCGTACCTTTGTAGGAGACTACACAAGAAACTTCGGTGGTAACTACGCAAGAAACTTTACTGCTGATTATACTAGAATAAGAGCATCATCTTTTGCTAGGACTAGAACTTCTAACTTTACTAGAAATCGTGGTTCAACATATACAGGTGTATACTCTGCTGTTTATGTAGGCATATATAGTAGAGCATATAGTCGTACCCGAACAAGTAACTACACTAGAAACTCTACTAGAGATTCGACCAGAAACCGTGATTCGGCATATGCAAGAACTCGTGGTTCTACTTTTACTAGGTCAAGAACAAGTGCGTATACTGGTGACTTCACTGGAGATTACACAAGAAACTTCGAGGGTAACTACTCACGGAACTTTGCAGGTAATTATGTTGGTAACTATGTTGGGCAGACTATCGGTAATAGTATATTCAACGTGGAGACTTATACTTTATATGTAAGAACTGCATAGTATAATTCTTATAAATAGAGATAAGTTAAATTGATAGAGAATTAATCTGTGGCAAAGTCGAACATACCGCTAAAGGCAGAAGGAACAAACGCTGATCTGAAGGAGTTAACTCCTACGGAAGAGCATTACCTCGCCTATCAAGCAGGACTACAATTAGCGGCAGGTACCACAAGCGCAGGTACTCTACATAAGACTTCGGGTACCACTATCGGTACGTTCGTTGATACTTACTTCAATGAGGCAGACGGCACACACCCTGCCTCTGCCATAACTTCTGGTAGTACATCTACTCCCCTAAAGCAAATACAAGGTACTGCTAACTACACTGGTGCGAACTATCGCAGACCAGTAGGGTATCTGAACAGTGGTGCCGAAGGTCTATATGAATTTCCTGACTCTGATATGTCTACTCTTACGACTAGACTTAATGCTCGTATTGCTCTATCAGATTATCCCGGAACATATAAACTAGGAACCTCTGCTCCGTCAAGTGACTATAGTGCCTTACTGTCAAACGTATACACCGATACATTGGGTAACGGAACAAGCACAGTATACAACATCTACAAACGAAATACAATGACTGCCCCCTCAACTATCAGACCTATGGGTTTGGTTGGTTCAGATTCGGCAGGGTCGTTTAGTGGTATTCGTGAACTGAATGATAACGAGATCAAGCATACGTTTGGTCAACACGCCAAGACAGAACGTGCAGTAGTAGGTAACATTGGTTCTTATCAGTTGAGATCTGCTACCCAAGGTGTTCCTTCTGCTTCTGGTACATGGGCGGCAAAGGGTACTGCTACTAATACAAAGAGAACAACTTCGGAAGTTGCGTACACAAGAACTCGCGCATCCGCATATACTCGTAGTCGTGGTTCTGTTTATGCAAGAACTCGTACTTCGGCATACACAAGAAATTCCCTTCAGACCTTTACTGGTACTTACGCAGGTAACTTTGTAGGTAACTACACTCGCGCCTTTGCCGGTAACTATTCAAGAGACTTTGCAGGAAACTACGTTGGAGACTTCATTGGTAACTATCAACGTACTCGTGTGTCGCAATACACAACTAATTTCACAGACGTATTTACTAGAAACTTTGTAGGCAACTATCAACGTATTCGAGTATCAAACTATACTCGTGACCGTATTACTGTATTTACTGGTAACTTCATAGGAAACTATGTTCGTACTCGTATCTCTGCCTATGCTAGAACAAGTACTCGAACTAGAAACAGCACCTACATTAGAACTCGAACCTCTGCATACACGACTGTCTTCGCAGGTAACTATATTGGAGACTTCGTAGGAAACTACTCACGAACTCGTGTGTCTGGTTACTCTGGTGCTTACACTAGAATAAGAAACTCTGCCTATAACAGAACTCGTACTTCAACATATACGCGTGACCGTGTTACTAACTTTACTGGTGATTTCACTGGTAACTATTCTCGTAACCGTGTGTCGGCATATACTAGAATCTCAACACGAACTAGAGTATCCGCATATACTCGCTCTAGAATCTCAACATATACTCGTGATAGATTACAAACATTTACTGGGGATTTCGTAGGTAACTATGGACGTACTCGCACCTCTGCTTATATCAGAACTCGTGCATCTAACTATGCAGGAAACTATACTGGGAACTATACTCGTACTCGTATCTCTGCTTACACGCGTGACCGTGTTACTAACTTTACTGGTGATTTCATTGGTAATTACTCACGAACTCGTAGTTCAGCATATATCCGTGATAGACTAGTAACCTTTACTGGTGACTATGTTGGTAACTATAGCAGAACATTTGTTGGTAACTATTCCAGAACATTTGTTGGTAACTATGCTAGGGCATTCGCAGGGAATTACGTTGGTAATTATGCGAGGATCTCAACAAGAACTCGTACATCTACTTACAATAGAACATCAACAAGAGATTCTTTAGTAACATATACTCGCGATAATGTTGTTGGTTATACAGGTAATTTCGGTGGTAACTATTCCAGAAACTTTATTGGTAACTATTCCAGAACATTCGCAGGTGAATATGTTGGTAACTATGCTCGTGCGTTCGCAGGAGAGTACATAGGTAACTATTCACGAACTTTCGTAGGAGACTACATTGGTAACTTCATAGGAAACTATGCTCGTGGATTCGCAGGTGAATATGTTGGTAACTATGCTCGTGGATTCGTGGGCGAATATGCTCGTACCAGAAACTCTACATACAATCGAAATAGTACTAGAATCTCTACGCGTATTCTTAACTATACCAGACTTCGAATTGCTATCAGTACTCGCATCCTAGACTATCAGCGTACATCCACAAGAACTAGCACACCTACCGAAACGTACACACGAATTGGTTTCTATGCAGGTAACTTTGTAGGTAACTATACGCGTATCAGTATAAACACTGGTACCTATATTCGTATCAGAACTGCGACAGGAACGTACACAAGAAATAGAACTGCGATAGGAACATACACAAGACTTCGAATTGCCATTAGCACAAACACTGGAACGTACACACGAAACCGTATTGGATCGTTCCTTGGTAACTATACTAGACTTCGAATTGCCATCAGTACAAACACTGGTACTTACATCCGTATCCGTACTGCCGCGTATCTTGGTAACTATACTCGTATATTATACTACGCAGGTAACTTCGCAGGTAACTACACTCGTACTCTGTATTATACTGGTAACTATACTCGTAATCTTTCTTACATTGGTAACTATACTGGTAACTACACGAGAAACTTAGCATACCTTGGTAACTATACTCGTAATCTTTCTTACATTGGTAACTATACTGGTAACTATACTCGTACTCTGTATTATACTGGTAACTATACTCGTACTCTGTATTACGCAGGTAACTTTGTTGGTAACTTCTCAGGGCAGTATACTAGAACATCGACTCGTACTTCTACTCGCAATGTTGCCTATACCCGACAGGGTGGAAAGGGCGGTAACGTGACTCTATATTACATTGGTAGTGGTTATTACGCAGGTAACTTCGCAGGTAACTACACTCGTACTAGTACGCGGACTAGTACGCGGGCCCGTGCCGCGACTGGTACTTACATTAGAATTCGTACTGCGACTGGCACATACATTCGTATACGACTAACCAACCGTATTGCTACTGGCACATACACACGAAACCGTATTGCTACTGGCACATACATTCGTATACGACTAACCAACCGTATTGCTACTGGTACTTACATTAGAATTCGTACTGCGACTGGCACATACATTCGTACCTCTACAAGAACCAGTACTCCTATAGGAACTTATACTAGAAACCGTATTGGTTCGTACACAGGTAACTATCAACGTACTCTGTATTATACTGGTAACTATCTTGGTAACTATACGCGTACTAGTGCGCCCTCATACATTGGTAACTATCAACGTACTCTGTATTATACTGGTAACTATCTTGGTAACTACACGAGAATCTTAGCATACCTTGGTAACTATACGCGTACTCTATACTATACTGGTAACTATCAGCGTACCTTATATTATACTGGTGATTACACTCGTACCTCTACTCGTACCTCTACTCGTATACTTGGGTACACTAGAATCGGTTCATACGCAGGAGACTTTGTAGGTAACTATACTCGTATTGGTTTCTATACTGGTAACTATACTGGTGACTACACGAGAGTAGGATACTATACTGGTGACTTCACTGGCAACTATGCTCGTGCTTTTATTGGTAACTATTCACGAACTCGTATATCTACATATAATAGAACATCCACACGGAATCGTATCTCGACTTATATTAGAACTCGTGCTACTAACTTTACTCGTAACCGTATCTCCGCATATGCTAGAACTAGTACGCGTAGTCGTATCTCAGCATACGCTAGGACTAGTACTCGCGCACGAGCATCTACCTACACTAGAGGTAGAGTAAGTGCATACACAAGAACATCCACACGAGATAGTACTGTAGTTTCTACTTCGGGTGGGGGTGCAAGATACTCAGATCAATCTAACTTGTTGTGGCAAAACTTCCCTGAGTGGACAGTTGGTACTGGATCCGCAACTAACTACGGACAGAATGGTGACGGTAACTCTCGTCTTGTAGTATCAGATTCCCCAAAAGGAAGTGATATCGTTTGGCAGACACTAAACAACGATACAGCATCTAACGCAGATGGTGGTTGGAATACGTCTTCATTTGCAGTTGACCATACTAAGAAATATCGCTTCTCCGTTTGGATGAGAAGACCAGTAATTGGTAATGGATATGGATACTTAGGTATTGGTGGAGCAGTTCTTAACAGAGACAATGGTGCCGCCAATAGTAACCATTACTTCTGGTATTCAAACTCATTCTTTAATTCTCAAAATGCAAACGAATGGTTCTTGATTGTAGGTCACGTCTGGCCAACTGGTTCTGGTGCAGGTGCGATAGATTCTGCTTCTGGTATATATAACGTTGCAGGTGAGAAGGTCGCAAACATTATTCGTGATGCGATATGGAATAATAACACAACAACTTACCATCGTTCATACTTGTACTATTCAACTGATACCGCCACAAACCAACAGTTCTGGGAACCTCGTGTAGATGATATGACTCATTCACTTGTTCCAACTGTTGCTAATATGATTGCACAGTCAGGTTCATACACGCGTACATTCGCAGGTAACTTTGTTGGTAACTACTCTCGTGGGTTTGCAGGTAACTATACTGGCGAATATTTAAGAACCTCGACTCGTACTCGTAACAGTTCTTATATCCGTAACCGCGTATCAACCTACACTAGAAACCGTGTGTCTGCGTATGCTCGTACTCGTATCACAGATTATGTTGCGAACTATATTGGTAATTATGCTCGTAACTTTGTGGGAGAGTATACGCGTAACAGTATACAGGTATTCGCAGGTAACTTTGTTGGTAACTACTCTCGCGCATTTGCAGGAGAATACACAAGGATCTCTACGCGAACTCGTGTAAGTAACTTCGTAGGTAACTATAGCAGAAACTTCGCAGGAGACTATTCTCGTACTCGTGTTACTGATTCTGTAGGAAACTTCATAGGCAACTACAATAGAGCATTTGCAGGTAACTATAGCAGGAACTTCGCAGGAAACTATACAGGTAACTACAGTAGAACGTTTGTGGGAGAGTATACGCGTAACAGTATTCAGGTGTTTGCAGGAAACTTCGCAGGTAACTATTCAAGAGACTTTGTGGGTAACTATTCTCGTTCATTCGAAGGTAACTACACAGGAACATACAGTAGGGACTTCGCAGGAGAATACACAAGAACTCGTGTTACTGATTCTGTTGGCGAATACACAGGAAACTTTACTCGCGACTTCACTGGTAACTATGCTCGTGACTTCGCAGGTAACTTTATAGGAAACTACAGTCGTGGGTTTGTCGGAGAATATACTCGTGATAGTACCGCAACCTTTGCAGGTAACTTTGTTGGTAACTATGCTCGTGACTTCGCAGGAGAGTACGCAAGGACTCGTGTAAGTAACTACACTGGAGACTTCATTGGTAACTTCACTAGAAACTTCCTTGGAGAATATAGCAGAAACTCAGTAAGAACATCAACAAGAACTCGTGCATCTACTTTCATTCGTAGTCGTATCTCTGCGTATGCAAGAACATCCACAAGAGTTAGTACTGATGATTATGTAGGAGATTTCACAGGAAACTTTACTCGCGACTTCGCAGGTAACTTCTCAAGAAACTTCGCAGGTAACTATAGCAGAAACTTCGCAGGTAACTATGTTGGTACTACAATTGGTTCAGGAACAGAAGTAATAGAGACGTATACATTGTATGTAAGGGTCGCATAAAAGACTTGACATAAGATGATGATATATAGTATAATGATAATTGAATTTTAATCGGAGATGAAGTAAGATGAGTTATAAAAGATGGATGGATAATGCATTCTGGGAAGATGATACTAAAGAGAAGTTGAATTGTATCCTAGAGATAATGGATGACGTGGAACGCGAGACACGACAAGTAATGTTGTTGCAACGCACTAACAAGGATGGAACACCCAACGAACTGTTCAATGAAGTTATTGATGATCTAGGTGTAGAGTCAGTTGATCGAAACACCGAAGACCGTAAGGTACGCAAAGCGGCAGAGAAGGAAGAAGGTCAACAAAGAGATGTTGAGTTTGCTCGTGCGCGGAAGTTGGAAGAACTGTTTAACTACAAGTTGGAGATCTTTGAGACCGAAGAGATTAAGAACTCTAAGAATCGTAAACTCAAAGGTAAGTTGAGACGCGCCAAGTCTAAGATCGAAGTAAACTTATATGCGATGATGTTGTTACAAGAAGTCCTAGAACCAACGGAAGTGGTTGCTGATAATGAGTGATAAGACTGAAGGGTATGTACTGGTCGCATCCAATAAGATTAACTTCTATAGGTATGCAATCAATCTAGCAGAGTCCATCTTAGACTTCTATCCTGATGCCAAGATTACTTTGTTCTGCGAAGAGTGGATGTTCGAAGAACTTCATCGTGATCTCTTTGATAATGTTGAATGGTGTACTGGACACTACCGTGCCAAGTTAGAAGGTATGGCAAGATCTCCTTATGACCTAACCATGTACCTTGATGTTGATATGGAAGTAGAACACGAAGACATTAGTACTTGTTTCCAAATCTTGAGAGATAGCGAACACGATATGTTGTTCTCTGCGTTGACCGATGATAGATCATATGTCTATGCTGAACGAGACTTCGACACACCTGAAGGTAAGGCAAAGTTTACTTTGTGTGGTGGTATATGTCTATATGATATGAGTGTACCTATCATACGAGAGTTTGTTGCGGAATGGGAAGACTTGACCAAGAGACAAATGGATAAGGAATGGTGGCCAGAAGGTTACATCGATTCCCTGAAGTCTTGGGATCAGTTCTCTCTATGGTGGTTGACAGAGAAGGAAGATAAGTACAAAGATTTAAACTATGGTATCATCTATGATGATCTGCGATGGAACTATTACAACGCGTTTAATTGGCATAAGACCAAACCAGAGTCAGGGCCAATTATTGTACGGCACTACTCGTGCGGATTAGATAAGGACGGACACATATTATGAGTTATATGCAAGACATACCAATTAAAAACAGAGAACTGTTGCAGAGATTAGACGCATACAGAGACTTTCTCTTGGACGATAAAGAACAGTTCCAGAAGGACTTCCATCTTGCGTGTTCACAAGAGAAAGATCAACGTCACTTCTGGGCAGGTAAAGATCATCTAGAAGAGATCCAAGCACAGGGAAGCAGACACGAAGGGTTTCCTGATAAGATGTATGGATATGAGATGAGTATTGGTCGAAAAGGACATGAGTTCTTTGAGGGAGACACCCATCCATCTGTACGAACTAAACGAACGGCAGACATTGCCTTTATGAACAAAGATATTATGCAATGGTTGGGCACTCGTTGTAATGCTCTTACTGCGTGGTATCCTCCCGGTGGTTTCATCTCTTGGCATAACAATGCTAACGCGGCCGCATACAATCTAATATTCTCATGGTCTGAAACTGGAGACGGACAATTTGAGTATGTAGATCCTGTATCGAAAGAAGTTGTCGTTATGAAGGACAAGAAGGGTTGGCAATGTAAGGCGGCATACTTTGGTCACTATGGTGAACCAGAGAACCTATTCTATCATGCGGCAAAGACCGACTGTTGGAGATGTACGGTATCATTCACATTTGATATCTCACAAGCATCTCTAGACTACAGAGACGATTTAATAGAAGAAATCACCTCAGAAATCTAAGTTTGTTCGAACTCCAGTTTCGAAAACATATAAATAAAACCATAACATATAATAAGGTTTGAGAGACTGGAATGGCAGATTACGAAGATTTTACTATCGACCAAGGTGCGGATGTAGCAATTGAACTACACCTACAAGAACAGGATGGTTCTGTTAAGAACCTCACTGGTCACACACTTGCGGCAAAGATGAAGCGGAGTTATAACTCTGTGGACTCTGATGAAATAGTATCCTTTACAGCAACTATCGCAGATCCCCCTTCTGATGGGATAGGCATACTGGCACTCACGAATACTCAATCTGGATTACTGAACGCAAGACTCAGATATGTCTATGACGTAGAACTGTCCTTTACAGACAGCGGATCGAACACAATCATCGAACGAATACTGGAAGGAAAGATTAAAGTCAATCCTTCGGTAACAAGGTAACCACTATGGCAACTACTGTATCCCTTCGGGGCAAGACTAAAGTAAAGAGAGTCATAGTAGGGAAACCTGTTAGACGCGTTATTGAAGCAGGTAACAGCATCAACGCGATAGTAGGAGTTGATACCACTGGTGCAGTAAATGGATCAGTATTAATTTATAACGCATCAACTACAGCATGGGAAGCAACGACAACTTTAGATCAACAAGAACTTAACGGAGGCCAATACTAATGGCATCATTACTAAGAATTAAAAGAAGTGCGACTTCGGGAAATCCGTCTGCACTTGGTCAGGGTGAATTAGCATATTCATACTTGTCAGATAACGGAAGCAATGGTGGTGATAGACTATACATTGGTACTGGCAGTGAGATAGGCGGTAATGCGGTCAATCACGAAGTCATTGGTGGTAAGTATTTCACAGCGAAACTGGATCATGCATTAGGTACACTGACCCCGAACAGTGCTATCCTAGTAGACGCAAACAGTAAGATTGATATACTTAACGTTGATAACCTAACTCTCAACGGCAACACGATTAGTACTACCGATACAAACGGTAACCTAATAGTATCTCCTCATGGGTCAGGTGTTGTATCTGTAGCAGGGAGCAGAATTTCCCACCTACTTACTCCAACCGCAGATTCCGATGCAACAACCAAAGCATATGTTGATGGTAAGTTTGCCGCAGTTGATGTCGTATTCTCTCTAGCAGGTGATGGTGGTACAGACACATTCAACGCAGGTACAGGAACATTAACGTTCGATGGTGGAACTGGTATTACTAGTGCCGTCACAGACGATCAAGTATCTTATAAGTTAGACGATACTGCCGTAACCGCAGGGTCATATGGATCAGCAAGTGCTATTCCTACCTTCACAGTAGACGCACAAGGACGATTGACTGCCGCAGGTACCGCAAGTATCTCTACTGAGTTGACTGTTAACGGTGCCCCAATCTCATTAGCAGACTCCGCATTATCCTTTGCCGCATCTGGTAATGGTATTGCGATGGGTTTCAACCATGCTACTAACACAGTAACATACACAACCTCCGATGCTACTACATCTGGCAAGGGTGTTGCACAGTTCCTAGATTCTGACTTTGCAGTCGCATCTGGTATTGTTAGTCTCAAGGGTAATGTATTATCTCATGTAACCACTGATACTGGTGCCATGACTCTACCTAACCATAGTATCTCTATACTTGGTGGTGAGGGCATGAATGTCACTCACGCAGATCAAAGTATTGCGATCACTGGTGAAGACGCTACTACAACCAACAAAGGTATTGCATCTTTTGCTTCGGCAGACTTTGATGTATCCTCTGGTGCAGTTAGTCTTAAAGCAGGTTCGGTTGCTAACGGTGACCTCGCGAATGACGGTATTACTATTGGTGATACTGATACTTCTCTGGGTGGAACAGTTACAGATCTTACTGGTCTGACTGGCGCAACTATTGACACTATCCGTATTAACGGAAACACCATTAGCACAAACGGTTCTACTAATGAGTTGATCTTAGATCCATTAGGTGGTGACAGTGTTACTGGTAAGGTTGTCATTCTTGGTGACCTCCAAGTCAACGGTGTCCAAACTATAATTAACTCAGTCAATATGTCGGTTAACGATAAGACATTGACTTTGGCAGACAGTGCCGCAGACGCAGCCGCGGCAAACGGTGCAGGTATCGTAATCGCAGGGGCAAGTGCTAACCTAGTATATGCCGCATCTGGTGATAAGTGGACTGCCAACAAAACGTTTGATGCACCTGAGATCATGCGCGGTGGTGTTGCACTAGACGAGTATATTGAAGACATCATGGGCGCATCTATTGCAGTCGGTGAAGGTCTTGACTTTGCTTACAATGATACCGCAGGTACACATACATTCACTGCGGAGATAGCAACAATTACAAACAAAGGTGTTGCGTCATATGATAGTGACGTATTTACTGTAACATCTGGTGCGGTGACTGTAACCTCACTTGATGGCGGTACATACTAAGAAACAATAATCCCCCTTATATAAGGGGGTTAATATAAAGGTGACATATGTCTACGACTTTACTTAAAGTCAAAAGAAGTGCGGTAAAGGGCAAGACTCCTGCCGTTGGTAATGTTGAACTTGGCGAGATCGCAATCAACACCAATGATGGAAGACTGTTCTTTAAGAGAACTGACTCCGCAGGAAACAACTCGATTAAGACACTCACAGAGATTGTTGGTGGTACTGGTATTACTAATACCGCAGGTACTCTATCAATAACTAACTCTGGTGTGACTGCCGCAACCTATGGATCTTCCACACAAGTTCCTGTATTCTCCGTTAATGCACAGGGTCAGATCGACTCTGCTACTTATCGTACAGTTGCAGGTGTGAGTGGTGTCACCTTTGATTCGTCCGAAGCAACAATAAATGTATCTACCGCAGACGGTGGATCTTTCAATGCTCGTATTGGACTAACGTCATTCTCTACCTCAGATCTATCCGAAGGTACTAATCTATACTATACTACTGCTCGTGCAGACTCAGATGCAAAGAATGCGATTGGTGTCTCTGGTGCAGGACTTTCATACAATGCATCTAATGGCACGATAACAATTGCTGAGACTACCTATGGTGGTTTCGACTCAGACTTCACAGAGAAGTCAACCTCAGATCTATCCGAAGGAACCAACCTTTACCATACCACTGCAAGAGCAAGGGCGGCAATTAGCGTCAGTGATGCCGCAGGAGATGGTACTCTTTCATATAACGCAAGTACTGGTGTAATTACATACAGCGGTATTACAGACGCACAGGTTCGTGGTAAGTTATCTGGTGGAACTGGTATCACATATACTAGTGGTACAGGTGTTATAAAGACTACAGACGGAGATATCGTTCACGATAACCTAAGTGGATTCGTAGCAAACGAACACATTGATCACAGTGGTGTAACAATAACCGCAGGTACAGGTTTGACAGGTGGTGGTACTATTGCCTCGACTCGAACTCTGAATGTTATCGGTGGTAAGGGTATCACCGTAAACGCAAACGATATTCAAATTGACTCTGGTAACATTAAGGGAATGTTCTCTGGTGGTACTGGTGTTACATACAGTAACGGTGCAATCAGTATTGGTCAGGCAGTCGCAACTACAGATGACGTAGTATTCAATGACTTGGTTGTATCTGGTAACTTAACAATCACTGGTTCACTGACAGACATTGCAACTACTAATCTGACAGTAACCGATAAGAACATTGTCATTGCAGACAGTGCTACTACTAGTGCATTGACAGACGGAGCAGGTATAACATTCGGTGCTTGGAGTTCGGGTACTAAACCTCTACTCAAGTGGGATCACGGTAATACTCGTTTTGATTTTAACAAACCATTAGCGGCATCTAGTTTTGCAGGTAATATTACAGGTAACGTAACTGGTACAGTATCAGATATATCTAACCACACTACTGCCGACCTAACTGAGAACACTAACCTCTACCACACTACTGCAAGAGCAAGAGGTGCCATAAGCGGCACAACTTCTGGCACTGGGTTTGGTGGACTATCGTATAATAGTACTAGTGGTGCAATGACCTATGCAAAGGTCACAACTGCCAATATACGAAATCAGATTAATGTGGCAGGTGACCTCGCATATGATAGTGGGTCTGGTCAGTTGTCATTCAGTGAGACATACTCAAGTGCCGCAGAAATATTGTCCGCACTAAAGACAGTTGATACAAACTCAAGTGGACTGAACGCAGATACACTTGATGGAGAACAGGGATCACATTACAGAATTAATGTCTACAATTCCAGTGGATCATTATTAAACTAAGGTAAAGAACATGGCATCACCAGACACTAGAGACGAACTAATCGACTACTGCTTTCGATCATTGGGTGCGCCCGTACTCGAAATCAACGTGGCAGACGAACAAGTCGAAGATCGCGTAGACGAAGCATTACAGTGGTTCCGTGAAATGCATCCTGATGGAAAGAGACGATTCTACATTAAGCACCAGATCACACAGGCAAACCTTGACAATAAATACATTGACCTAACCGAAGATGTGATATCTGTTATCCGTATGTTCCGTGTTAACAGTGCCCACGCGTCTACTAACTTCTTTGACATCAAATATCAAATGCGAGTGAATGATATACATATGTTAGGATCTGCTACCGCAGACCTTGGTTACTACGAACAAATGGAACAACATCTATCATTACTTGATATGAAACTAAGTGGGGAACCACAGATCACCTTTGACCGGCAAGCAGACCGTGTACATATTCATCACGATATGTCAGAGTTCCTTCTTGGTAACTATGTAATACTAGAAGTCTATGGTGATCGAGATCCCGGAGTTGCCGCAAACTCTCCCTTGAATTCTTTATGGAACCACAAGTTTCTCAAAGCATATACAATCGCATTGATCAAGAAACAGTGGGGACAGAATATGTCTAAGTTCGAAGGTATGCAACTTCCGGGTGGTGTTGTAATCAACGGCAGACAGATATACGATGATGCCTCGGCAGAGATCGAACAATTAATGGTCAAGTTTAGAGAAGAAGAAGACGTTGGCCCAATGTTCTTCATAGGATAAATTAATGGCAACTAACCCTTGGGTATCATCTGGTGGATTCCGTCCTGAACAGAACTTATATGAAGATCTCGTAATTGAGTCTTTAAAGTTCTATGGTCAGGATGTCTATTATTTACCTCGTGAACTAGTCAATGTAGATAAAGTCTTCATGGACGATGTGCCGTCACACTTTAGTGATGCGTATAAGATAGAGATGTATGTTGAGAACGTTGATGGGTTTGGGGGTGAGGGAGATCTCTTCTCTAAGTTCGGTGTTGAACTTCGTGACCAAGCAACCTTCGTTACTGCTCGTAGACGTTGGAAGTCTCTGATCGGTGACAAACTAGATTCATATAACTTCCGTCCTAGAGAGGGTGATGTAATATACATTCCATTCTCTAAGTCTATGTTCGAGATCTTTAAGGTCGAGACAGAAACTCCGTTCTATCAATTGAACCAGTTACCTACCTTCCGTCTACAATGTGAGTTGTTCGAATACAATGACGAAGACTTTGATGTTGGTATCGATGAGATCGATGACATTGAACTAGAGGGTGCTTATCAGTATAAACTGAATATGGCAAGCGCAGTGAATGCTAATGCCACTGCCTCATCATTAATTGATGATAACGGTAGAGTATATGGATTAACTCTGGAGAATAGTGGTAAAGGTTATAACACTGCTCCCACTGTTACAATAGCATCCCCACCGGGAAACAACAAGAAGTTTGGTACAGGTTCTTTGGACGTAACCAAAGGTCGTGGTGTTGAAGCATCATACACACAGACCCACGTCAATGGTAGTGTCGAAGCATGGGTGTATATAAATACATTACCTGCTTCAGGTACCCAAGCAATCTTCTTTGAGACTGGTGGTAGTGGTCAAAATGACAAGACATACTTCTGGGGTGTTGGTAACACAGGACAGTTAGTATACTCTCGTGGTAATAATAACGGTGGTGGTATTGATACACTCACCAATAATGATATCTTGTTTGAAGCAGGAACGTGGCACCATATTCTTATTGGAGCATCTGGCACAAACAACCTAGTAATCTACTTTGACTTTGTTAAGAAGTACGATGCCAATGTCGCAGGAGTTACTTGGGATTGGGTATCTGCTAATGGATTCTCGGTAGGTGCCGATGCCGCAAGAACAGTCGATGGTGTTGATTGGAACGCACTACAAGGTTTCGTTGATGAGTATCGAGTAAGAGTTGGTACCAAGGCACAGATCATTGAAACACGATATGACTCCGCAGGTACTACTAATCTGGCAACTCAGACTGCCGCATGGACATCTGATAGTGCAACCGCATACCTAAATAACTTTGATCCTGTCGGTGCTACTGCATCCTCTGTTTTAGATTCGTCTGGTACGGTTAACTCTATACTACAGATCGAGCAAGGTTTGTATTATGATATTGCCCCTGCCGTAACTATTAGTTCTCCCTACACAGGTGGACAATACAAACGTGGTGAAATAGTAACTCAGACTAATAGTTCTTATACGATCAAGGGAGAAGTTGTTGCTTGGTCAGATAGTGATAATACCCTATACCTTGCACACGTTGGTGCGACAGACGGCAAATTACACACCTTCTCGAAGACCCAACAGGTGATTGGTGCGAGTGCGGCATACGCACCCACTTTGGTATCTGAACTGATGGAAATCAACGTTTCTCCTACATTAGGTGGAACTACACAGAATAATTTCTTTGATGACTTTGAATCAGACTTCTTAGACTTCTCTGAAGGTAACCCATTCGGAGACATGGAATAATGTTTGGAACACACTTCTATCACAAACGAGTCAGGACTGCCGTATCGGTATTCGGTTCTTTGTTTAATAACATATATGTTTTGAGAACAAATAAGGACGGAGAAGTTATCTCCCAAGTTAAGTGTCCTCTATCATACGCACCCAAGAGATCTTTCATACAAAGACTCGAAGAGATGAGATCTGGCGAAGAGTCAGAACGTAGGGTCGCGATGAAGTTACCTCGTATGTCATTTGAGATTACTTCTATGTCATATGATGCCCAAAGACAACTACCCAAGACTAATAATTTCTCTACCGCAGTAGCAGGTAGTACTACACAACGCGCTCAGTTCTTTACCTCCGTGCCATATGATATGACATTCGATGTCAACATCTATGCTAAGAGTCAGGATGATGCCTTACAAATGGTTGAGCAAATATTACCTTACTTCAACCCACAGTATACAGTGACCGTCAAACCATTCTCTTCTGATTACCCAGAGATCAAAGAAGATATCCCTGTAACGTTACAGTCAGTATCTTTCTCTGATGACTTCGAGGGATCGGTAGGTGATCGTAGAACAATCATCTATACACTTGCGTTTGGTATGAAGATATCATTCATGGGGCCACAGGTCAACAAGAACATTATTCGCGAAGTTAATAATAACCTATATAATATAGGAGCAGACAGTGATGTCTTCCTTACACGCCTACGGACTACACCCACACCTAATGGGATATCTGTTGATAGTGACTATGGGTTTAACTTAACATACCTTGACAGTGCTAGTTAAAAACTATGCTCGTTACATAAAATACAAGTATGGGTACAGGCACTCTAGAAAAGGTACATTGGTGAATATATTAGTATGACCGAAGAAGAGAAGATCCAACAAGATTATGATCAGAGCAGAGATACTTACTACGACCTTATAGAAAAGGGACGTGAGTCTTTGGAGTTGATGATCGAGGTCGCTCGTGAGAGTGAGCATCCTCGTGCCTTTGAGGTTCTGTCTGGTATGATTAAGAATATCTCTGATGTCAACGACAAGTTGATGGATCTCAATAAGAAGCACAAAGAGATCAACAAGGCAGACCTACCTGCTCTTCCGCAAGGAGGAACAACCAACAATAATGTATTCCTTGGATCTACTACTGAACTTCAACGTTTTCTACAGAATGAAAAGAATGTGATTCCCCATGACGATACAGACTAAAGACTCGTATCTCGGTAACCCTCAAGTAAAGAGAGATGGGGTCGAAGAGCAATGGGACAAACATAAGTTAAGAGAATATCAAAAATGCATGAACGACCCTGTATACTTTTGCAAGAACTATGTGAAGGTAATACACCTTGACCGTGGTCTGGTGCATTTCGATCTATACCCATATCAAGAGGATATGTTCAAGCACTTTGACGAGAATAGGTTCTCTATTGTCCTTGCTTGTCGGCAGTCTGGTAAGTCTATTAGTAGTGTGGGTTATCTACTATGGTACTCACTCTTCCACCCAGAGAAAACAATTGCAATCCTCGCAAACAAAGGTGCCACTGCACGAGAGATGCTTGCGCGAGTTACGCTCATGTTGGAGAACCTTCCTTTCTTCCTTCAACCGGGATGTAAAGCACTCAACAAAGGATCAATTGAGTTCAGCAACAATTCTAGAATCATTGCCGCGGCTACTTCTGGTTCTTCTATTCGTGGTATGTCTGTTAATCTACTTTTTCTTGATGAGTTTGCTTTTGTTGAAAAGGCGGCTGAGTTCTATACTTCAACGTATCCTGTTGTCTCTTCGGGCATTGATACAAAGGTAATCATTACATCTACTGCTAACGGTGTAGGTAATCAATTCGAGAAGATCTGGACAGGTGCCGTACAGGGTGTCAATGAATACAAACCGTTCCGTGTGGACTGGTGGGATGTTCCGGGACGTGACGAAGCATGGAAGAAGCAAACTATTGCTAACACATCTTCGTTACAGTTCGATCAGGAATTCGGTAATACTTTCTTTGGTACTGGAGATACTCTGATCAACGCAGAGACACTGATGGGATTACGCGGTCAAGCACCCCATCTTGTTTTAGAATCAGGGGACTGTTTAATCTATAGCGAACCACAACCCGAACATGAATATATTATGACGGTAGATGTGAGTAAGGGAAGAGGGCAGGATTATTCGACGTTCAACGTCATAGATATCTCCGAAAGACCGTTCAAACAAGTTGCGGTCTATAGAAACAATAGTATCTCTCCATTGCTCTTTCCTAACATTATATATAAGTATGCGAATCTCTACAATGAGGCATGGGTAGTAGTTGAGGCAAATGATCAAGGTGGTGTGGTTTGTAATGGATTATACTACGAACTAGAGTATGAGAACCTCCATGTATCTAGCGCAACTAAGGCAAACGCACTAGGCATTGAGATGAACCGCAAGGTTAAGAGACTGGGTTGTTCTGCTATCAAGGATATCATCGAAGAGCAGAAACTGCGAGTCTATGATGAGAACACCATACTAGAGATCTCTACCTTTGTAGGTAAGGGTCAGTCATACGAAGCATCTGATAACAACCATGATGACTTGATGATGAACCTAGTAATGTTTGGATACTTTGTGTCTACGCAGTTCTTCGCAGATATGACAGACATCAACCTTAAACAAATGATGTTCGAGGAAAGAACACAAGCGATCAGTGATGACGTGGTACCCTTCGGATTCATCGATGACGGATCTTCCTATATAGAAGAGACAGATAATAATTGGCAAGGTGGATGGCACGATATAGGCGATACTACAGGTGATCGTGATTGGTAATATTAATATATTATCCGGTGTCAGACGATTGTCTTATTATAGCAGAAGAATTACATTATGTCAAGGAATATTATGATACATGATTACATATTTGATGTAGACGGAACACTCACTCCAAGCAGAGGAACTATGGATCCTTGCTTCGAAGAAGAGTTCATCGCATTCGCAAATACTCACAGAGTGTTCTTAGTTACAGGAAGTGATAGAGCGAAGACACTAGAGCAAGTAGGCAGTGCCGTTTATAATGCTTGTATTAAAGTGTTCAACTGTAGTGGCAATGACGTTTGGATGAAAGATAATAGAATACTTTCTAGCGTCTGGCAACTACCCGAAGAAGTTAGATCATTCTTGTTAACAAAACTAGAGATGAGCGCATACCCAGTACGCACAGGAATACACCTCGAAGACAGAACAGGTATGTGTAATTTTAGTGTTGTTGGTCGTAATGCGACCCAGACCGAACGGACACATTACTATGAGTATGACTGCCAAACTAAAGAACGCGCCAAGATTGCCAAAGAACTGAATGAGAAGTTTCCGACATTACAAGTAGATGTAGGTGGAGAGACTGGTATTGATATATTCCCTAAAGGATACAATAAGGAACAGATCCTAAGAGAGTTTGCTACTACCGAACAGATAAAGTTTTACGGAGATCGTACAGATCCAGAAGGGAATGATTATCCTATCTCCAGTAAGTTAAACCCCAACCAAGTATTTTCGGTTAGTACTTGGCAAGATACACGAGAGTTATTATTATGAGAAACATTATACTACAACACTTCACAGGTAAACTAAGACCACTAGATAAACTCTCCGTAGAGAACATCTCCGCATATGCTGAACGCATAGGTGTCGAGTATCAGTTCGTGGAAGGTCAGGTCTTTAGAGAACACCTCACACCCCCCTGTCAGAAAGTACATATCCTAGATGAGAAGTGGGACGAATACGATGACGTATTGATGTTGGACATTGATATGTTTGTTACAAAGAACCTCAGACTCAATGTCTTTAAGGCAGAGGGAGTAGGGTTCGCGGCAGGTATAATACAGAAGAATCTGAAGAACAAACTTGTATTAGAAGGTCGCATTGATGAGGACACTGGTTACTGGGGTGGAGCATTCTATAAACTGACTCGCGAACAGAGACAGAAACTTCGGTCTGCGATCCCAGACAATGATGAGTGGATGGATAGATACAATCAACCTTACAAGTATGAGGATGAGGGTATTATGTCAGAGTTGTTCTATAGAAGCAAGTGTCAATGGAAAGATGCTGATCCTATGTGGCAACAAGATAGTTATCTACCTAACCACCAAGCAGGGATGATTCACGTCCGTACCAAGATCAAACCCGAAGGGCCAAAGCGAGAGAAGATAGAGAACTACTATAGTATGCTCATGGCAGGAATTCTTTGAACATAATACTACAACACTTCGCAGGGACAATGCCTGAGTGGGCAAACCAAGCAGAGAAGACGATGCGCAAGTATGCCCATGCCACAGGCGCAGAGTATGAACTAGTCCTTGACTTTCCTATGGGAGAGGAGTTGGGGTTCACACCACAGAAACTTTGTATGCTTCAAGAGAAGTATGACAAGTACGATCAAGTGTGTATGATTGACATGGACACTATCGCCACACCCGAACATGAAAGTTTCTGGGACAGACCAGAGATTGGTGTACTACACGACAGGGCAATGGGTGGACATAATGCGCTCAATGCCGTGACAGGAGAACCACACCGCAGTAGAACATACAATGCCGCACCTGCTTTATACAAAGAAGGGGCACACATATTCTTTGGTAACTGGATCAAGTTGAATCGGAACCAGAGAGTAGAGTTAAGAAAACATTGGGATCATAACTTGTTTGTATTATCACTAAAGGATAAACATCCCGGAGATGAGATCATCCTACACTACCTCCTACATAGATCAGGTATACTTGACGGCAAGACAGTCGAAGAGATCTGTATGCGATGCGAAGGAGATGACCTTTCTAAACTGAAGTTTCGAGAACATGACAGGCACGACAAGAAGTTCTGTAACCAACCCGAAGACTCACTACCTAATGCTTCTATCATGCACTTCTGCGCAGGTAGGAAACGAAACATTATACCAACCATCAAACAAATGTATCCGGAGGGAATATGAGTGACGATCTATTAATACCCAAAGATAAGATAGACCCCAAGTACTTGGCACAGGACAATCCCGATCTTTGGACAGAAGATGAACTAGAGGAGTATGCCAAGAAACATAGTCATGGTGTGAGTGATCGTAGCAGAGGAACCTATACTATATGCGATATACACAGATTGATATACCACAAGATCTTAGACAAACCAGAGAGTCTGGTTGAGAAAGATGTTCAGGCAGAAGTAATACAACTGCTAGAGCAAGCATTCGTAATTGCTAAGAAGACCGATGCTCGACTGAGGATGTATAAACATGACTTTGATGAGGGATGGTGGGAAGAAGAGAAGAACAAACACAAGGAGTGGATGAAGGAACTGAGGAAGTAACAGTGTCTTATTCTGTAAATAACTATTCTTATAAATAAAACTATTGAACATAAACGTATTATGATAACCGTATTATTCGTTAACGAAACTAAAGGAAAATGTTATGGCTGTTAAACCATCATCTCCTGCAATCAATATCAGTGAAATCGACAAGACGGCAATTGTGCCTGCAGTCGGATCATCTGGTGGTGGTTTTGTAGGAAACTTCCGTTGGGGCCCCGTACACCAAAGAACACTAATTGCTGATGAAACAGGATTAGTTAGTACTTTTGCGGCACCTAACGACACGAACTCGGTAGATTTTCACTCTGCCGCGTACTTTCTTAAATACTCACAAACACTACAAGTCGTTCGAGAGAACAACGGTGGATCTAACGCACACAACGCATTAGTACCATTGACTTCTGACTCTGCTACTGTGAACAACCTTTCTCATTGGGATAACACTGTATCGTCTGCTGTCGGTGAAGGTGCCTCAAAGATCTCTACTGGTACTTGGGTTGCTAAATATCCCGGTGCTTTAGGTAATGCTTTGACTGTATCTTTCTGTCCTGCTGATTCTGCTTTTGATCACTTCAATAAGCAAAGCGATGGATCTGGTCACGTCAATGGTTGGGCATACGCAGGACAATTTGATGGGAAACCGGGAACAAGTGCTTACGCTCTTGCTAATGGCGGTACTAACGATGAAGTCCACGTTGCTGTAATTGACCGTACTGGTGCTATCTCTGGAACTCCCGGATCTGTACTAGAGACGTTTGAATACCTCTCTGTTGCTAAAGGTGCTGTAACTTCAGACAACTCACCTAACTATATCTCTGACGTATTGAATGGACAATCTCAATATATCTGGAATGGTTACTTCGGTGATGACTCAGCATTTGGTTCTTCTTACAGTAACGTTGGTGCTACTTGGGGATCCTCTACTGATGTTTCTTCTCCTGTTGAATATGGGGTAGGAAATGCAACTGATCTTCCTGATGCCGTGCGTACTAGCAACCTTGGTTCTGGTGACGAAAGTGCCGCACTAGGTACTGGAGATATCGGAAAGGGTTATGATCTGTTTGAAGATAAACTTCAGACTGAGATTGACTTCTTGATTGCTCCACAACATGGTTCTGCCGGTGACGGTGCAACTGTTGTGAATGATCTGGTATCTATAGCAGAAGCACGAAAAGACTGTGTAGTAATAACATCTGTCGATAAGGCAGGTATCGTGGGTAAGACTGATGCGCAAGCAACAACTGCCGCTGTAACATTTGCTAACTCGTTAACGAAGTCATCTTACTTAATCTTAGACAACAACTTTATTAAAGTCTTCGATAAGTACAATGACAAATATATCAACCTCCCTGCCGCGTCAAGCACCGCAGGACTAATGGCGGCAACTGATATTATTGCTGATCCTTGGTATTCACCCGCAGGTCAAAGGCGTGGTAACTATCGTGGTATCACCGATATTCTCACTAACCCCAACCAGACTCAACGTGACTCACTATATAAAGCAGGTGTTAACCCTATCGCGAACATTCCCGGTACTGGTTTGATCTTGTTTGGTGATAAGACTCTTCAGGGTAGACCTTCTGCCTTTGACCGTATCAACGTGCGTAGATTGTTTATCGCAATTGAGAAGTCTATTGGAGAAGCGGCAAAGTCTGTAATGTTTGAATTCAATGACGAGTTTACTCGTGCTGAGTTCGTGAACATTGTAGAACCCTTCTTGCGTAGAGTTAAAGGTCGTAGAGGTATAACTGACTTCCGTGTAGTTTGTGACGAAACAAACAACAATCAGGAAGTTGTGGACAATAACCAATTCGTAGCGTCAATCTTCATCAAACCTGCACGTTCTATTAACTTTGTTCAATTGAACTTTGTTGCTGTTAGAACAGGTGTGGACTTTGAAGAAGTTGTCGGTTCGGTAGGAGCATAAGACATGGCGATTTTAGGTGTAGATGACTTCAAGTCAAAACTAAAAGGTGGTGGTGCCCGTCCTAACCTCTTTAACTGTAAAGTTAACTTTCCTGCCTATGCTATCGGTGATGCTGAATTAACATCATTCATGGCAAAAGGTGCGCAGTTACCTGCTTCCGTAATCAACCCAATCGTTGTTCCATTCCGTGGGCGACAGTTGAAGATTGCAGGAGACCGAACTTTTGAAGATTGGACTGTAACTATTATAAATGATACTGGATTCGAAATTCGTGACGCTATGGAACGATGGATGAATGGTATCAATTCACACAACGCAAACACTGGTTTCAACGATCCTGCTGAATACCAAACTGACCTTGCTGTTGAGCAACTGGACAAAGATGGACAGAAGTTGAAAGTATATCACTTCCGTTCTTGTTTCCCAGTCAACATCTCAGCAATTGACTTGAACTATGATACTGTCGATACTATCGAAGAGTTTCAGGTAACGTTCAATGTTCAATACTGGGAAGCAGATGGCGTAACTTCGTAGTTACGACAGGACTAAATATATGCGGAGGGGGGACTTTCTCCCCTTCGTACTATATCTAAAGGATAGGAAATGGCAGACGATAACAACAATATTATTAAACTATTCGGTTTCGAACTTTCTCGTACTAAGAAGAGAGAGCAAGGAAAAGAAAATGATAAACTTCCCAGTATCGTTCCGAAGACGGATGACGATGGGGCAGGATATGTTACCGCGTCTGGTTCACACTACGGACAGTACATTGATATCAATGGTGACAATGCGAAGGATAACGCAGAACTCATTATGAAGTATCGCGGAGTTGCTCAACATCCCGAAGTGGATGCGGCAATCGAAGACATAGTGAACGAGAGTATCTCTGGTTCAGAGAACGAATCACCGGTGCTGATCAACCTAGACGGTGTTGAAACGTCTGATAAGATCAAGAAATTAATTACTGAAGAGTTCGATAATATCACAGGTATGTTGAACTTCTCGGATCTAGGACATGATATATTCAGGTCTTGGTATGTGGATGGACGATTGGTTCACCACTTAGTTGTTAACGAATCTAACCTCAAAGCAGGTATCCAAGAGATACGTCCTATTGATGCTGTTAAGGTTCGCAAAGTTAAAGAAGTTAAGTACAAGAAAGACGATAAGACTGGCGCAAAGATTGTAGACAAGACAGAAGAGTTCTATGTCTTCCAAGAGAAGAACCAGACTCAGAGCGCAGTCAAGTTAACACCAGACTCCGTGTCGTATGTTACCTCTGGTATCACTGACCCGACTAAGAAACGTGTCGTATCTTTCTTACACAAAGCAATCAAACCTATCAACCAACTGCGTATGATGGAAGACAGTCTTGTAATCTATAGACTTGCTCGTGCGCCCGAACGTAGAATCTTTTATATAGACGTGGGTAACCTTCCTGCTAACAAAGCAGAGCAACACATGAAGGAGATCCAGACTAGGTATCGTAACAAGTTAGTATATGATGCGAGTACTGGTAACCTCAAAGATGATCGTAAACATATGTCTATGCTCGAAGACTTCTGGTTACCTCGTAGAGAAGGTGGTCGTGGTACTGAGATCAGTACACTTCCCGGTGGCGAGAACCTTGGACAGATTGATGACATTGTATACTTTCAGAAGAGATTGTATCGTTCATTGAACGTGCCCATTGGTAGGTTGGAGCAGGAGTCACAGTTCAGTCTAGGTAGATCCACAGAGATCTCTAGAGATGAAGTGAAGTTCCAGAAGTTTATTGACCGTCTGAGACGTAGGTTCTCTGGACTGTTCACGACTATCTTGAAGAAGCAGTTGATCCTTAAACAGATCATCACCCCCGAAGACTGGGAGCAATTCAAGGGCGATATACAGATTGACTTTATCCGTGACAACCACTTCACTGAGTTGAAGGATTCTGAACTACTTAGAGAAAGACTAAGTACTATGGATCAGTTATCACAATACGTTGGAGAGTACTTCTCGCGTGAATGGGTAATGAAGAATGTAATGATGATGTCTGATGAAGACATTGAAGAGATGGCAAAACAAGTCGAAGCAGAGAATAGTAAGGGTGGAGACGATGACATGGGTAATGAGGAATAATAATGGAAATTGATTTAGAAACAAACCAAGCAGAGATCGCAGACTTTATTGATCAGATACAAGCACAGAACTTTAATCAAGCAAAGGAACACTTCGATTCTTTACTGAATAATAAAATGTCTGATGCCGCAGAAGCAGAGAAGATTAATGTTGCTGATACTATCTTTAACGGTGCCGAAGACGATAGCACAGTAGACGATGATCTAACGGATGACCCTGATGAGGTAGAGATACTTGATCAAGAAGGGGAAGTTATCCCTGATGAAGACGAAGATTAAATTAGTTTTAACTCAAAGTTCTTATTTGTATAAATAAATACATCTAACACGGAAACTTAGTATGAAAACATTTCAACAGATCAGAGAGGGTGCCAAAGTTGTCTTTAACAAGAAGATAGATAAGGTACCAGTTAAGATCGTTAAAGAACCGAAAGGTTTCTGTGTGTATATAGACGGTGATAAACTTGACGTGTTCAAGTCGCAGTCAGAAGCAGAGAAGACAGCGAAGACTGTCATAAAGGAACTTAAATGAAACTGATTAGTGAATTCACTGAAACAGGTCTTGAGTGCATTATAGAAGCAAAGAAAGATGGTAGTGGTAAGAACTATGTCATCGAAGGTGTCTTCGCACAAGCAGATCAAAAGAATAGAAACGGACGTATTTATCCGCGATCCATTATGGAGAACGCAGTAAACAAATACGTCACGGAACAAGTTAGCAAGAAGAGAGCAGTCGGTGAGTTGAATCATCCCGAAGGGCCTACTGTTAACTTGGACAAGGTTTCGCACCTCATCACAGATCTCCGTTTGGAAGGAAATGATGTGGTCGGAAAAGCACAAATATTGGATACTCCAATGGGTAAGATTGTTAAAGGTCTCCTTGAAGGTGGTGTACAACTAGGCGTGTCAACTCGTGGAATGGGAAGCATTGAGAACCGAAATGGTGTCGCATATGTTAAGGATGACTTTATCCTTGCAACTGTAGACATAGTACAAGACCCTTCAGCACCAGACGCATTTGTTAATGGGATCATGGAAGGTGTAGACTGGGTTTGGAATAACGGCATTTTGGAACAAAGTGTAATTGAAGATATGGAGACTGAGATCAAGAACGCACCGAAAGCGTATAGCAGTGCTGTACAAATTCGAGAGTTTAAAAATTTCCTCTCGTTAATCAAATCTAATATGTAAGGAGTCAATTATGACTGAAGAAAGTAAAGTCGAAGTTGAACTTCACGATGATATTAACGAAATCGTGGAGGAAACTCTCGAAGAAAAAGCACCTACTGCTAAAGGCATTAGTACAGACGGTCAGGAAGTATCTGAACCAGAAAGTATTGCGTCTGTAGACAAGGCGGCTAACGCAACCACACAAGCGGCAGTCCCTAAGACTAAAGCAGGTATGGTCAATGCTATGTACCAGAAGATGAATAAGTTAGACAAGAAGAGTCTTCAGGCGGCATACGGTAAAATGATGGGCGAAGAAGTAGTAGTAGATCAAGAAGTTGTTGCTGAGACTAGCACGACTGCTGAGTTAGATGCACTAGTCGAATCAGAGGCAACTCTGTCAGACGAGTTCAAGACTAAGACTCAAGCAATCTTTGAATCTGCTGTTAAGTCACAACTCTCCGAAGAAGTTGCTCGTTTAGAAGAGCAATACAAGGGTGAACTTGCTGAAGAAGTACAGACTATTAAGTCTGATCTTGTTGAGAAAGTTGACTCATACCTAAACTACGTTGTTGAATCTTGGATGGAAGACAATAAAGTTGCTGTACAGAACGGTCTCCGTACTGAAATCGCAGAGAACTTTATGGACAAAATGAAGGACTTGTTTGTTGAGTCTCACATTACTGTTCCAGAGTCTAAGGTTGATCTAGTTGATGAACTCGCAGAACAAGTTGAAGAACTTGAAGAGAAGTTAAATTCTCAGACTGGTGAGAGCATTAAACTGTCCGAAGAAATCGAACTACTGAAGCGTGATCAAATCATTGCTGAAGCGGCACGAGGACTGGCAGACACCCAAGTTGAGAAGTTAAAAGGTCTTGCAGAGAAAGTAGAGTTTGATGCTGATTATGCATCAAAAGTTGCCAAACTGAAAGAGCAGTACTTCTCCAAAGAAATCACTGAAGAAATGATCACCGATGAGGAACCTGAAGCACTAGTTGAAGTTTCTGATTCTATGAGCAGGTATGTCGGTAAACTTCAACAAATGTCCAAGACTGCATTTTAGTAGTCAGACAATAATAAATCTTATTTAAGGAAACAAAGATATGAACTCATATGATACTCTCGTTGAAAAATGGGCACCGGTACTGAACGAAAATAGTTCTGGTGAAATTAAAGACGCACATCGTCGAAGCGTAACTGCCGCTATCTTGGAAAACCAAGAGATCGCAATGAACGCTGAACGCTCACAATCACAAGGTTTCGGTGGATTGAACGAAGCCGCTCCCGGTAACGCTACCTCATCTGCAAGCAACTGGGATCCAGTTTTGATCTCTCTTGTTCGTCGTGCTATGCCTAATCTTATGGCATATGACGTTTGTGGTGTACAACCAATGTCTGGCCCAACTGGTCTCATCTTCGCGATGAAGGCACGTTATGGCGCAGGTGCAACTGGATCTCGTGAAGCATTGTTCAACGAAGCAGAGACTCAATTCTCTGGTGATCGTTCAACTAATCACGATTCAGACAACGCGTCTGGTTTTAACGGAATCAGCGATGACTCTGTAACTGGTACTCGTACTGTCGATAGTTCTGTAGACGATTCTCGTCTAACTAGCACTTTCGGTTCTGGTATGACTACTGCCGCGGCTGAAGCATTAGGTGACGGTGTTGGCGCACCATTCGCTGAGATGGGATTCACCATCGAAAAAGCAACTGTGACTGCTAAGTCTCGTGCATTGAAAGCAGAATACTCGCTTGAACTTGCTCAAGATCTTAAAGCAATCCACGGTTTGGACGCTGAAACTGAACTTGCTAACATTCTTAGCACAGAGATCCTCGCGGAAATTAACCGTGAAGTTATCCGTACTATCAACAGTCAAGCAAAAACTGGTGCTTTACAAACTAACGTTGCTACTCGTGGTATCTTCAATCTCAGCACTGATGCTGATGGTCGTTGGTCTGCTGAGAAGTTCAAAGGTTTAGTTGTACAGATTGATCGTGAATGTAACGTGATCGCTAAAGAAACTCGTCGTGGTAAAGGTAACGTAGTAATCTGTTCTTCAGATGTTGCTACTGCTCTTTCTGCTTCTGGTATGCTTGATTACAGTCCCGGTCTTGCTACTACTTTGCAAGTAGATGATACTGGTAACACCTTTGCCGGTACTCTGAACGGACGCATCAAAGTCTACATCGATCCATACGCCACTGCTGATTATATCACAGTTGGTTATAAAGGAACTAACGCTTATGACGCAGGTGTATTCTACTGCCCATATGTGCCTTTACAAATGGTTAAAGCAGTTGGTGAAGATAACTTCCAACCGAAGATCGGTTTCAAGACTCGTTACGGTATGGCATCAAACCCATATGTCGGATCGACTCCTGCTGATGGACTTGCTACTGTTAAGACTAACTCCTACTACAGAATCTTCCGCGTAGACAACATCCTCGCCTAAGTAGTAGTATAAAGATAATAATAATAAGAAACTTGTTATAATCTTCGCCCCTCTTCTTCGGAAGGGGGGTTTTTTTATGTGTATAAATAGAGACAAGGAAGAGGTTCTGCGTATCAAGTGGTACGCACCGCAACCATGCTAAAGGGACACATAATCGGAAGTACAAGATAGGAGATTATTATGCGTGTATTAGCAATTGCGTTCGCATTGGTTCTGTCTGCTTGTTCAACTGTCGATGCAACTATCGATGGTACTGGTGGTATTATTAAAGGTGTCGGTTCTGATGTCTTTGGTGCAACCGCAGGTGTGTTGGACGTAACATCTAACTTGATTAAAGATGTTGCTACCAAGACTGGCACAGACGCAACCGCACCAACCGAAGAAGAATAGGAGTACGCTGGCCAAGGATGGCACTATTACTTGTATAAATAGAACTATACAACACAGAGGTCAACATGGCATTAACAGAGAATAAAAACTACCTACAACCCACAGGGTTTAGGTTAATCATAGCAGGTGAAGAGTACAAGAACCTAGAGTACTTTATCCAGTCTGTTATCCATCCCGGTTCTAGTGTTACTCCCCTAGAGTTGCCAGTTGCGCGAATCACGTCTGTCCCTTTGGCAGGTGATAAGATCCAATATGGTGAGTTACAGGTAGAGGTTATATGTGACGAAGATATGAAAGCATACAAAGAGATGCAGGGTTGGTTGGAACGTATTGTTACGGACGGACAGGTTGATGGTAACACAGGTGGGAAAGTCAGTACCTACTCTGACATTACTCTTGTTATACTAACAAGTCATAACAATAAGAACGTGACGTTTAAGTACAATGATTGCTTGCCTACTAACGTGGGTCAGATCGCAATGAACTCTAATGTCGCAGACGTAATATATCCTACATTCAATGTATCATTTCGGTTCAGTTCTTTTGAGTTAAAGTAAATGCTGAAAGTCTATATTATGAATGAGAGGTTACTCTCTATCCTTGATGAGTGGGTACTGTTCGTTGACAAGTATGATGTTATGTCTAACAACACACTGTTAGATGGTAAAGACAGAGACTACTATGTTAGCAACGAGTACTTGGAATCAATACAAGCAGATCATATAGGTTATCCTGAGACCGCCAGATCATATTGTATCAAACCTCCTCACTACAAGGGGGTTGACAAGAACTACCAACTAGAGTATAATAGACTCGACTTAGAGATGAGAACAGAGTTGGGTGTCAGACAATCCGCACTATCACAGTTATACCCCGAAGATGGATTCATTGCTTGGCATTCTAATGCCGATGCGTCATCATTCAATCTTATATTCACATGGAGTGAGAAGGGAGACGGTTACTTCAAGTACGTTGATCCTATCACAAAGAACCATACATGGATGGTAGACAAGAAGGGTTGGCAATGTAAGGCAGGTTACTTTGGTTCTAATGATGACCCAGACAAGGTAATGTACCATTGTGCCGCAACCAACTGTAAAAGAATCACTTTGAGTTACACGTTAGGTTTCGATGAGTCCTATTGGAAGGACGCTATTGAACATATAAATACAGTATGAATTGGAGAGAATATTATGTTATTAGACCTTGAAAGTATTATGGAAGAGTGGAAGAAGGATGCTGAGATCCCTCAACACAAATTAGATGATGTATCTAGACAGACCCCATCCCTACACGCAAAGTACTTACAGTACCTATCCTTGACTAAGTTACAGTTGAAGCGCACAGAGCATTCACAGGCAACCTTGTTGAAGGAAAAGTGGGCGTATTACAATGGGAAGATGTCTCGCGAAGAGATAGAAGCAACTGGATGGAACCCAGATCCGTTTAACGGACTGAAGATCCTGAAGGGCGAGTTAGAATACTATTACAATGCTGATCCAGAACTTCAAAGAAGCGAAGAGAAGATCGCATACCTTAACACTATTATAAGTACACTTACAGAGATTGTCGATAGTTTGAAGTGGAGACACCAAACGATTGGCAATATTATTAAATGGCGAGCATTTGAAGCAGGTGGTTAATGGAAGATAATACTATACGCGTGGGTATGATGTCACACTCATACCTTGCGATAGATGCTAATGCGGCACAGGATCAGGAACTCCGTGAGTTCTTTGCGTTCTTTGCTCCCGGTTATCAGTACATGCCTGCATATAAGCGCAAGGTGTGGGATGGTCGTGTGAAGTTGTATAACCAAGTGACCAAGCAAATGAACGTTGGTCTCTATCATCACTTACGAAAGTTCTGTGCTGATCGGTTCTATCCCTTACAGATCATTGAGCATGAAGAGTATGGTATTCCGTCTGCCAAGGATGAGGTCGATCATCCGTCACTGATTAAGACTATGACTTCATGGCAGATGCCGTTCGAAGCATATGATTATCAGTACAAAGCAATCAGTCATGGTATCGAGAGTATGAGGTGTTTACTACTCTCTCCAACTGGGTCAGGGAAGAGTTTCATTATATACAATTTAATGCGGTTTGTCAAGGAACAAAAAGATGTATCTAAAACTTTAGTTATTGTGCCCACCACAAGTCTAGTAGAGCAGATGTACAAAGACTTTGCGGATTATGGATATGACGTGGATGAGAACGTCCATATGATCTATTCAGGTAAAGATAAGGTGACTGACAAACCTGTCATCATATCTACATGGCAGTCGATCTATAAGTTTGGTGTGGAATGGTTCGAGCAGTTCGATGCGGTGTTTGGTGATGAGGTACACCTGTTTAAGGCAAAGTCTCTATCTACTATGATGGACAAGTGTATCAATGCGAGGTATAGATTCGGTACGACAGGAACGTTGGATGGTACTGAGACAAACAAACTTGTCCTAGAAGGTTTATTCGGGCCAGTGTTTACGGTGACTAGCACCGCACAATTACAGAAAGATAAACAACTAGCAGACCTTGACATCTCTATTCTGCTGTTACGTTACCACAATGATAAGTGTCATTGGATGAAGGACAAGACCTATCAAGAAGAGATAGACTTCATTGTTACTAACAAGGCACGGAACAACTTCATTACTAAGTTGACAGTAGACCAGACAGGCAATACCTTGGTTATGTTTCAGTTCGTGGAGAAGCACGGCAAGATACTATTTGAACTTATCAAGGATGCTGTACCCGATGACCGTAAGGTGTTCTATGTATCAGGTGAGGTTGGCGCACAGGATCGTGAGAAGATTCGTGGTATTGTGGAAGGGGAAGACAATTCTATTATTGTTGCCTCGCTAGGTACCTTTAGTACAGGTATAAATATAAAGAACTTGCACAACATAGTATTTGCTACACCTAGTAAGTCTCAGGTCAAGGTACTACAGAGTATTGGTCGTGGACTACGGAAGAGCGACAATGGTGTTGCGACTAAGTTGTTTGATATTGCTGATGACTTTCATGTAGATAAACATAAGAACTTTACTCTACGTCACAGTGCCGAAAGGATTAAGATATACACAAAGGAAGGATTTAAGTACAGTATTTACCCTATTAACTTAAAGGAGCAAACCGATGACTGATAATATAAAGCAACTGAAGTTGGTTACTGGTGAAGAGATAATCTGTGAAATCATCGAAGAAGATGATCAAGATCTAATCATAAGAAATCCACTTGCCTTTGAATATAAGCAAGAACCTGATGGTACTAGACTATGGTCGTATCGTCTGTTTATGTGTTACCAAGATGATCCTGATAAATTGATTCTAGTAAAGATTGATAAGATTGTGGCAATTGCTAACCCAGTCCCTTCGATAGTGAAACAATATATAAAGGGTGTGGAATCAATTATGGACTATGAAGGTGATGATTATGATGAAGAAGATGATGATATTGAATACGATAGTAACGTTCTTCCGTTCCCAACAGTCCACTAAACATAGTGTATTGACTGTGGGCAGACGACTGTCTTATTATAGCACAAGAATTACATTATGTCAAGGAATATTTTAATGAAGACCGGAATAACTGCAAGTACCTTTGATCTGCTCCACTCAGGGCACATTGCCATGCTAAGAGAAGCAAAGTCTCAGTGTGACTATCTTATATGTGCCCTTCAGGTTGATCCATCCAGAGATCGATCCGAGAAGAATGCTCCTATCCAATCCCTAGTCGAAAGGCAAGCACAACTATCTGCCGTCAAGTATGTTGATGAGATTATGGTATACGAGACCGAAGCAGATCTAGAAGACCTACTCTCTATGTGCCAAATTGACATTAAGATAATGGGTGAAGAGTATCGAGACATCGACTTCACTGGTAAAGATATATGTAAGAAGAGAGGTATAGAGTTATACTTCAACAAGAGAGATCATAGATTCTCTTCGTCTGAACTACGACATAGGATATGTCACGAGGCATTATCAAAGGAAGAAGAAGTTTACCTTGACAAAAGACTGTCACTATAGTATAATAGTTATTAAACAAATGGAACTATAAATAATGAAACCTAAAGACAAACCACATTACGTTAACAACAGGGACTTCAGCAATGCTGTGTTTGAGTATTGCAAGGACGCTATTCGTTGTAAAGATGGCGGTATCGACAAACCTATAGTTACCACATACATTGCTACTTGCTTCCTTCGCATTGCCGAGGGACTATCTCACAAGTCCAACTTCGTTCGCTACACCTATCGTGAAGAGATGGTGATGGATGCTGTGGAGAACTGCCTCAAAGCAATTGAGAACTATGACATTGAGACAGCAACCAGATCAAAGAACCCCAATGCGTTCTCCTACTTCACTACTATCTCGTGGTATGCGTTCCTAAGACGTATCCAGAAAGAGAAGAAGCAACAAGACATTAAGATGAAGTATATGTCCGAGGCAGATATTAGTATGTTCGTTGTAGGACAGAACTATGATAATAACACCGAACAACAAAGTAATCAAGTCATTGAGTCTTTGCGCATTCGTATTGATACAGTTAAGGACGCAGACACTCAGTTCAAAGAGTATATGAAAGCAGAGAAGAAGCAACGTAAGAGACGTGCTGTCAATGTTGACTCCGACCTATCAGACTTCTTAGTTGACGATTAATGTATAAGCATTTAGATGATGATCGTTATCTAGATATCACTGTCCCTAAGTACGAGATGAGTTTACTTAGGGAAGAGATCTTTGGTGACCAGATACACGAAGACTTCCGACACGAACTCGCAGGTAACCAGTCAGAAGGTAAACTATTGAGTTGGTATTGCCGTGAACAGTTAGGTAAGTACTTGTGTCCTATTGCCAAAGAATTCAAAGGTTTTGAGTATGAACTAGAATCTATGTGGTTCAATGTTTCTTATGAAGGTGACTTCAACCCTCCCCACGCGCACGGAGGTGATCTATCATTCGTCATATTTGTAGAGATTCCATATACTATGATAGATCAAGTCGATAAGTATCATGCCAATGGTAGCAATCTTGCGGCACACTTCTCGTTCTTTTACAATGATATATTTGGTAATCAATGTGACCTACCTCTACCAGTAGACGTGACATACGAGAATACTATGTTCATGTTCCCTGCTAAACTTCGACACGGAGTATATCCCTTCCACGGCACAGAATCTCCCAGAGTTACCGTATCAGGAAACTTAGTAAAAAAGACTTGACACCCCCTTTATAACCTGTTATAATGTACACTGATAACTGGAACTATATATGAAAATAGCAATACTAAATGACACCCACGCAGGGTGTCGAAACTCGTCTGATATATTCATGGACTATCAGGAACGCTTCTATAGTGAAGTGTTCTTCCCATATCTATTAGAGAACAACATCACCCAGATACTTCACCTTGGGGATTACTACGACAATCGAAAGACTGTCAACTTTAAAGCACTGGCACATAACCGTAAGATCTTCCTAGAGAAGTTACGCGAGTATGGCATTACTATGGATATCATTCCGGGTAACCATGATGTCTACTACAAGAACACCAATGAGTTGAACGCACTGAAGGAACTACAGGGTCACTACATGAATGAGGTTAACCTTATCATGGAACCTACTGAGATGAACTATGATGGTCTCTGTGTAGGACTAGTACCTTGGATCAACCCAGAGAACGAGAAAGCATCACTTGAGTTTCTTGCCAACACAAAAGCAACTCTTATAGGCGCACACTTGGAACTACAAGGTTTCGAGATGGCACGAGGTCAGGTGTGTATG